TGTTGTCCTTGACATTGTGCTAGTAGTAAGATAGAATAATATATGTACTTCGCTGGTATAGCTCAGCTGGTAGAGCAACTCATTCGTAATGAGTAGGTCGCAGGTTCGACTCCTGTTACTAGCTCCAATGAAATCAAGGGTCCGAGGGTAATACCTCGGATCTATTTTTATGACCGAGGCCAAAAGCGAGGCCGAGACGGGGTTAAATAAAATCAGTGTCTACAACTGGACACTGAAACGCACAAGAGAACACCGCACTATTTTCTAAATTTGATATCTAAATCTTCAAGAGATTTTCTTTTTTCCAAAGGGATTAGGTGGAAATATCGATCGTATGTTACAGTGATATCGCTGTGGCCTAAACGTTTAGATACATAACTAATATCTTCACCCCCCGCTAGCAGGTGACTGGCGTGTGTGTGCCTTAAGCAATGGAAAGTGAGCCTGGTAATAGGAATGCTCTTGCAGAACGTTGGAAACCACGTGGAGGGCGTATCTGGGTGTATTTGACTACCATCTTCCCAGCAGAATACTAGATTATGCGTTGGGTATATTTTTTCTTCATTTTTCTCTTTGTTGTTTTCATCTATGCGTAATTTTTCTAATTCTTGTCGTTCTTGTCGCTGTCTTAGCACATCCGTTACAGCAGGTGTGACTTCGATTTTGCGGCGTTTTTTGTTTTTAGTGGGCTTAAATTCGAGGCCCTTATCCTTAGTGTAAACTACGGCACGTTTTACAAAGATTGTATTGTTATCGAAATCGATAGCGTCCCATGATAGGGCCAGTAACTCTCCGCGACGCATTCCTGTTCTTAGTGCTGTATATATTAAATCGTAGTAAGGTGTTGATTTAGCAGCTTCTTCGAGTGTGGAAACTTCTTTGTCCGTAAACACTTTTACTAGACCTTCATCTTCATCGAATATTACACCTTTGGGATCGGGCAAGTCCACGAGGTTGGCGGGATTATCTTGTATTAAATTATCTTTTATTGCATCATTTAGAATTCGATGTATGACTCTATGGTGATATAAGATTGTTTCTTTACCTATAGGCTTTTTAATAGCAGGTTTAATGATCGTTTCTTTATCTATAGGCTTTTGAATATCTGGTTTGGTACCAGTCTTCTTGTCCTTTTTATTTTCGAACCTACCCTCATCGACAATACGTTGGTAAAAAGCATTTAAGTGGGATCGAGTCAATTCATCGATTTTTATATCCCCGATCCAGGGGACTATACGAAGCTTAATGCATTGACGATAGCTGACGAAAGTCTTGCTTGCAAGTTTTAGAGCAGTAGTAGTAGTCAACCATTGCTCGAAGAACTGCTTTACTGTAATTTTTGACGGTTTTATATATTTGTTACTTTCGACCTGCCCGAGCATTATATTCATTTCTTTCTTGGCCACTTCTTCATCGTCCGTTTTGATGGATTTTCTTATTTTAGTACGTTTTCCCGTAGCAGGGTCCTTGCCCATATCGATAACAATTAGGTAACTTGACTTATATGGCTTTTCTAGCCATGCCGTTGCCATGTGATATCACTCCTTTTTATAATTAAGACGCATCTTGTCCATTTTATGGTTGGATGCGTCTTTTTGCTGTGTGAAAAAGGGGGTCAGATTGAGCCTTCAATACTATTAAATCTAAGGGAATTCCGCACGTTGCCGCGAGTTGCGTTAAAGATGTGTCTTGGTACTCCCGTAGTAGAGCATCAGGTAATAACAACTCTACAGCAAATTCGTTTGCCTCACGCTCAATCTTAGAAATAGAGAAGAGCGTGTTCTTTTTTAAAAAAGGTGTATTTTCTTTCGGATGCTGGAGAACATGCCCAAGCTCATGGGCGCATGGAAATATTCGATCTGCCTCGGAGAGATCTTGATTGATATGAATAAAATTAATGCGTTTATATCTACTAAAGTATCCTAATGTGTTGCCCATTGGCTCGAATCGGATTACTACACCCATTTCCCTAGCGATTTGGAAAGGGCAATTTGTATGGTGCTTTTTTATTAAATCTGTCGCCATTTTTTTACGCATTTTTATACAACCCTCCTTCAGGGTTACTTTTTAAGGCTTCTGATGATTTTATCGGGGGCCTCCTACCCCGACTACTCTTTGCGGTACTTTTTAGGTGTGAATTTCTTCTTAGCCATTTGTTTGGCTATTTGCATAGATGTTAATAGGCTGATGCGTAATAATTCCCTGTCCTCCTCATCCATACCATCCATAGGTTCACCATCATAAAAAGACATGCCATTATCGTTTTCTAAATTAGCTAGTATTTTTTCTAAATCGCGGGCAATATCACGTTCTTCTTTGGGAGAGAGGGTGGTATATTTTTGATTCTTGACAGGGACATATTTAATTATGTTTGTATCAGGGGTTTCGGGTATTTCATTGGGGTAGTATCCGCCCGCCTTTAAAATCTCATCGCGTGTAATAACTGAGTAAGGGTTATTAGCTGCAATTCGTTCAAGTGTATCTAATGACGGACGCTCTACAGCTGTGCTAGTACAAAGGCTGGCTAACTCCTGTAAATCTGCGTCTGTTTCAAGAGAGAACACTTCGAATGTTCTACCATCTCTAACAAGGTTAATAAGAGCATTGAACAGCGCGCGTTCAAAACCATATAGTAAGTGATCTGTAGATACTTTGAAGTATTCAGCTACTTTTTGGAGTTTATCGGTAGCGGGTGAGCTTTCGTTCCATCTACGAATAGATCCATTTGCAAGTGCTAATTCTTTTTCTAAATGAGAAATCGGTAAACCCTTGTTTTTACAAAGGCGCTGGATGTTTTCGCAAATACCCACGTTTTTCACTCCTCTTAAACCAGTATAATTTCGGATGTATGCTAAAAATAAATGTTGACTTTTAGCATACACGCTAATATAATAGCATTAAAGCTCAAACATTAGCATACAGGCAACAAAAAACCAAGGGTTTACAAAACCCGTTTAAAAAAATCGTTGGGGAACGATGTGTTTTCTGTTGTATTACTTATACTCTATTTTAGAGTATATGCTAATGAATGTCAATATTTAAGCTAACTATTTTACTGGATATTTACAGAAAGGAGGAAAAATATTATGAGCAAACTAATACTTTTACCAAATGACCATCAAGGTATGGGAATTTATTCTAGTAAAGATATTATTTGTACCAGTCGGGCGATAGCTGAAATATTTGGGAAAAGACATGACAATGTTTTAAGGGATGTTGAAACGTTGGAATCTGATCTCCTCAAAATTGAGGAGATTGTCGACAGCTATTTTATCAAATCTACCTATAAGGATGATAAAAATAGAAAATATCCTGAGTATCTTTTAACCCGCGACGGATTCACTTTACTAGCAATGGGATTTACAGGCAAGAAAGCTCTGCAATTCAAAATAGCCTACATAAACCGATTTAATGAAATGGAACACGCATTAAAAGATCGCCAACTAGCTAGAATGGAGTGCCGCCAATTAACGGACGCAATCAAGCAATCTCATGATCCTGCGAAACCCTACCACTTTAGCAATGAAATGAATATGTTGTTAACCATTGTTGCTGGTAAAAATGCAAAACAGTTAAAGCAGGAAAGAAATTTACCAGATGCTGCGGCCGTTAGAGATTACCTAAACCCTTCCGAGATAAAACTACTTGCCTCACTTCAACCAGTGGCCGCGTTCCTAAACGCTAGCAATGTCGATTATGCCGAACGCAAAAAGATGCTTGCAGATTACGCTGATAAATTAAAGATTCCAGTATTAAGTCAGTCAGCATAAAACAAGAAAGGAGAATTATAAAGAATGAACTATACAGAATTTGGTCATCAAGCGCGAAGAATAATGCTTGAGAGAAAGATTACTATGACTGCTCTTGCCAAAGAAATTGGAGTGTGTACGCCATATGTTTCTGAAATATTTAAGGGAACAAGACCAGGAAAACTTCAAAAAGTAAAAATAGCAGAAATACTGGGCATGAAAAAAGATTGTATTAATTGACAGGAGGTTAAATTATGAATTGCAAATGTGGCGCGAAAATCCCGGCCAAAGCAAAATTCTGCCCTGAGTGCGGATGTTCTGCACCGATCCCTGATATTAAAGTGGAAATACAACCAATTAAACAGGTAGCTCATATCCTCACGGTGCAAGAAGCTTCAGAGTTCTTAAAAATATCCAGTAGTAAGTTGTATGAGCTAATTAACGAAAATGATATACCGTGGTTTCCCGTCGGATCACATAAAAGGTTTTTGACTCAGGAGCTACTGGATTGGGCTAGGAGTCGAACGAGCGGTAATCAGATAGCGTAACCTACTAAGTCAAGCGGCCCATAGCGGTGTACCCGCGCTCGGAGTACATCAACAGAGGGTGGGTAGGGCTAAAAATAAAAGAGGAAGTGTGATCATGCCAAATAAAATAAAGTTAACCAATTTATTAAGAGAAATAGGTGTTCCGGCGCATATATTAGGTTATAAATACCTGCAAGACGCAATTGAGCTAGTAATTGAAACTCCAACCATCATTCATGCAGCCACAACTGAGCTTTACCCAGCCGTGGCGCGGATAAATGATTCCACTGTAAGTAAGGTGGAACGCGCAATAAGGCACGCCATAGAAGTAGCATGGGGCTGTGGGAGCCAAGAACTCATGCTCAGGATCTTTAGAACAGTACCCATATGTAAGCCCTGTAACTCTCACTTTATTGCTACTCTAGCCGACACACTGGCTAAAGATATGTATTAATTGAAAGGAGAAATAAATGTTTATTGAAATTGAAGGATTCATTATCAAAGCTGATTCGATCATTTCCGTAACCAATGATGTTAACTCCATAACTATCCAAGCGGACAAGCCCTACCAAATTAGCTTTCTGACAGCAGAAGAATCAGCTAGATACATGCATGATCTTAAAATTACGCTTGATAATCGTTTTGGTGTAATCAAATTAAGTGTGTAAAGGAGGTGAAAGAATGAAATGATTACCGAAATTAATATCCAGGGATTTCAGTCCCACGTAAATACAACTATCAAACTGTGCGATGGTCTAAATGTAATCACCGGTGCGACAGACTCAGGTAAGACGGCGATTCTAAGAGCAATACGGTGGGTGGCCCTCGGTGAACCTGCAGGTGATGCCTTTGTCAATAAAGCTGTAGGAGAGGCCCTGGTAACAATAATCACGGATACTGGTTACATTGTTACGAAAACCCGTAAAGGGAACAAAACATCTTATGGTATAACCGCACCAGATAACTCTACAGCGTTTTACGAAAAAGCCGAGATTCCCGAGGAAGTCAAAGAAATTCTAGGGATCACAGAAAGTACCTTCGGGGATTTTACAGCTACACTGAATTTTGCATACCAGTTGGACGCCCCATTTCTACTCAGTGAACCGCCATCTGCCGGGGCCAAAGTTCTGGGTAAACTCGCAGGGACCGAGATAGTGGACATGGGCATCAAAACATCAGCTCAAGAAAAGTACCGTCTTACACATGAACGCGCAGCGGCTAAAAAAGAATCCACAGCTCTTGAGGTTCAGCTTAAGGAGTACCAGGGCCTCGAATTTGTAAAAGAGAACCTAGACGTGTGTGACATACTCATCAGCAGGGTTGATAAAAAGTTAGACAAGCATAAATCATTAACTGCGTGGAAAGAAGCTCACGAACAGCTACAAACAAAACTAAAAGCTGTAGAATCCACGCTAGAAAAATTTCTAATCCTGCCTGAACTCGAAGAAGACATTAGGCACATAGAAAAAGCCCAGCAACGCTACGACACGTTACTGAGCCTATATAGTCGGCACAGCACTCTCTCCAAAGTCCTGTTTGACCTAACTATCTCTTTACAAAAGTATAAAAGTTTATCGGAAGCATCTACAGCTATTACTGAATTAGATAAAGCTGAAGCGCGTCACGTGAAACTTAAAAATCTCCTCACATTATACAATGCGGCTCAAAATAAATCAAATGAGTGCGATGACGTGTTACAGCAGACGGCAGGAGTAGGTAAAGCTGCCGAGCTACTAAATGGGGTAACAATTAAAAACGCTAGACTAAGCGCTCTTTCCCTAATACTTAATAACCACAATAAAGCGCATAGCGCCCTAAAAATCGCGGATAAGGTTATAAGTAGTCTACTTAGCACTGATATAGCAGGGCAGAGGCTAACCGCCTTAGATAGGCAATACGCCCGTCATAGTGTGCTGTCAAAGTTACAGGCACAAGCAAGTGCAGCTAGTAGCAGTCATAAGCAGTGCACATCTAACTTAAGTAAAGCTGTGACTGGTCTAGGATTCGCTGATATGGAGCTCAAGGAATTTTGGGATACTCTTGCAGTATGCCCATTATGTGAAAGGAACATACATTAAAAAGTAAGGAGGCGTAACCAGTATAAAAAACGCATACGAAACACGTGATTCTGTCACTGTTATTTTTTTACGCCAAAAACGGTCAAATCAGTTAAAAATAGCCGAAATAGACACAGAAGATCTACCAAAAGTACTGAAATTCAAAGGTTCGTTTTGGGCTAGAACATACAAAGATCGCACATGGGTACAGTGCGAAAAGCCTGAAAGATTTTGCCTTCACCGCATCATAGCGGAGGCTAAAGAGGATGAACATGTAGTGTTTCTGGACGGCAATGGCCTTAATTGTAAAAAACAAAATTTAAGAGGGGGAAAGTTAGTTGGACAACAAAGATAAAATCGAATTACTGAAAGCTAATTTGAAGAAAGCAGAGCAAGCCAAAACGGTAGCCGAGACTCAGAAGGCGGCAGCTACTGATCAGATCGCAGATATCGAAATTGATATGGCATCAAACGGTGTAACCCCAGCGACCATAACAGCCGAGATTGAGAGGCTGGAAAAAGAGATCGTTGAGGCAATCGCAAGCGTCGAATCGCTTCTTCCTCATGATTAACTCCTACAGCGTTAACAAAGCCAAGCTAGACCTTCAAACAGCGCACAAACGATACGCTGTAAAGCTAGGTAAGAAAGAACTGCTTGATACTCAGTTTGCGGAGGCCTTAGAAAAAGCGTCTAACGCACTTCTGCAACTGGACGTGATTGAAAAAGTATCTATGCTCCTGCAAAAGACGAGTGAGTTCGCAAGGCAGCAGGCGAAATCCAAGATCGAGGAAATCGTAACATCGGCTCTCAGTGTGGTTTACGGTACAGACTACAAATTTTATCTTGAGCTCACCGTGCGGAGCAGTCGCCCAGAGCTTGACTTCTACCTACAGTCAGGGACAACCGTAACCCAGCTTAAACCGCCTGATTACGACCGGGGCGGGGGCATAGTTGATGTGATAACCCTTGCCCTAAGACTCGCCATATCAGAGCTGGAAGGTATTAAAGGTCCACTCCTGCTTGATGAGGTTGGGAAGCATGTCTCAGCGGAATACGCCGCCAATGTTGCATACTTTCTCCGGCAGTACAGTGAGAAGTTCAAAAGGCAAATAATCCTCATTACACATCAAGATAATCTTGCCGCGGCAGGGCAGCTCAGTTTCTCGGTGAGTCAGAAAAATAATAAAAGTGAGGTAATTTCGATATGACCAAGAAAAGTAAAGTTCTAGTAGTTACTCCAATGGTTTGTCATAAATGCGGACGTGGTTACAATAACTCGATTTTTGATAAAAAAGGCGCTAAGGTCGGTAATTCCGGTAGTTCCACGCTCCACAAAGATGGTAATCGATACGTATGTACTGACTGCAATCCTAAACGCCTAGCCCCACGCCGGGAGCGCCGAGGCAACGTATGAGGTACTTTGAGGTAACCCCTGAAGCCAAAGCTTACCCAGTGATGCACGCTTGCTTTACGGATGGACAAGCATGGAACTCAGAAGAAGTAACAAAAGACTTTACTGAGAAGCTAGGTTTTGATCCTAAGATCGCTAACATGGCAATCGATGTACATAACTTGTATGTCAGAAAGCTCCCGGCTGGGCTTGAAAAGCAGTTTAGTAAAAGTAGTGACCACTTTGACGGGTACTACAAAGCACATAGTAATTCAGCGCTCAATAAAGCGTACCTAGTTATTATCGACAAGCACAATCTTAAAAGCACGTCTACCTTTGACGTGGTTGTGGCTCTTGGCCATACGAACCGCGGAAAAGTTGAATATTACAGCATGGACGACAAGTACTATATAGCTGGTGATCGTAAGTTCCATGATAAAGACGAACCACCAGAAGGAATTATCGAAATGACCGCCCCAACTTGGCACCGACTACGAGCTGATTTTCTAGAAAGGCAGGATGATAAATAATGGCTGAAGAATTACGTTGCCCGGACTGCGGGTCGCCGCCTCACTTAAAGCACTTAAGGAACTGCAAGTCACACGGTAACCCTGATTATGTTCTTGGTTTTAAGGCATCCAGGGCGCAGATTGACCTTATGGCAGACCTTATTAAACAGTTGGGGCATGATGAGGACAACTACAACCTTGATACATTAAACTCGGTGCAGGCCAGTACTTTGATTCAAGATCTGTTAGAAGAAAGGGGTTAACTATGTTACCCGCGCCGTTAATTATACTGATATTAGTCTGGCTAGTGGCGTTTCGGTTTGCTGTTAAAAAAGTATAAAAGAAAGGAGTTGATACAAATGAGTGAAAAAGTAGGGATCATTACTAGTCCCGTATTCGATACCACAGTATTCAGGGTAGGAAAAGCTGTAGAGATTAGTGGCCCAGGCATTAACAAGCACGCTTTGATTACACAGGTAAATCCTATAACTATCAGCATTGTGTATAGGTTGTCTGGTGGGGATGACGAGGAAATTAATATTCCAGTAGCTGACGTTATTAACTCAAAGTATTACATTTACCCGCTAGAGAGGGTGAAAGCATGAAATTTCTTATGATCGGCGACATCCACATCCGCGGCACGTCACCTAGGAACCGCACTGATAACTACGTTGAAGCTTGCAAAGCAAAGCTTCGTGAGTGCTGGGAAATCGCGAAAGAACACAACGTAACCGCGATCCTCCAACCGGGAGACGTGTTCCACAGCCCTGAGGTATCTATCGGAACACTGCTGGAGTTTGTCACTATATTTCAAGAGTGCCCAGTACCTATCTATTGTACAGTCGGTAACCATGATGTTTTCAGCTATAACCTTGAAACGTATGGTAGGACAAGTTTACAGCTCTTGCAGATGCTCCTTAATGGGAAGCTTAATGTCTTCGCGGTAAATGTCCGGGATACTATTTTTGGAGATGTTTGGTTAGCGGCACAACCTTATACAAGTCAGGTTGATGTCAATGGTTGGGGTTACTCCACGCAGGTGGGCTTTGTAGGGAATTGTAAGGCTAACATACAAATGACTCACGGCATGCTCCTGGACCACAACCTGCCCTACGAAGCAAAATTTACGAATCTCTATGAAGTAGAAACGAATGCCAATATCATCCTCACGGGCCATGATCACACGGGATACGGAGCAATTAAAAGATCTGACGGTAAACTCTTCGTGAATCCCGGGGCGCTCATGAGGCTCAGCGCATCAACAACAGAGCTGGAAAGACCAATTCAAGTAGCTATCATTGACACCGATACGCTTACAGCTACTTTAATCCCGCTGAAATGCGCTAAGCCTGGCCCCGAAGTATTAGATCGTACCAAGATCGAAGAAAACAATGCTCGGCAGTACGCAATGGAAGAGTTTTCAGCACTGATACAAACTGGTGATGGTCAAAAAGTACTGCTAAATATCCCGGATATCATTGAGAGAATCGGTAAGCAGGAGAAGTTACCGGCTAACGTGATCAAAAAAGCGATTGAATTATTGGGAGGCGATTTAAGTTGATATTCAAATTATGGTTATGGGTTTTTGAGTTTAAGTTACGGCGTAAGAAAAACGACGAACGTATCAAGTTTTTAGTTCATAGTTTACTGTCCGAGGTGGAGGGGCAAGGATACCGCTTGCAGAGTACTCCGGACGTTCAGAGTTGCTCTATAGGCATACATAAGAGTGCCTACGGTATAGCCAACTACTGCTACGTTGGTAATGTTAGCTCTAAATGGGAAGTTCTTTGTGGGTCCTACGATATAAAAGGAGGTTATACAAATGAAAACGATTGATGAACAGTTACAAGTATTAACCCAGTCTTACGGAAAAGAAATTATAATGAACGCCTGCCGTAAACTGCTTACAAACAGCGGGGAAAGGCAAGAGATCGAGTTTAATGTAAATGCTGTAGCTTTAAGTACTGCATTTGAGCAGTTTAATACTGGGGCGTTGGGTTTAGTAGACGTAGCGCAGTTATTTGTAGAAGGTGTCCATCAGCTCGGGGCCGTAGTCAGAGAATCAAATAAACTCCCTGCCATCCCCACGCAGTACGCAATGCTGTTAAGTCCAGGCATGATCATGGAAACGATAGATCAGTTAGAGGGTAGCATCACGGATAACATGAACCGCGCTGATGTTTACGGGGAAAAGGGCCCGCTCCTTCGAAAAAAGTCACTCCTAGAAAACGCGATTAAACTCACGGAAGCTACAGCAATAATGACGCCTGAGTTTGCACCGCTGAAGAATGATACTTTAAGAGACGCGTTCCGCAGAGAAGCGTCAAAGGTAGAACGCACACAGCTTGCCGAAGTCGATGGCCAAATCTTCGAAATTGATGTAGCCGTAGCAAAAGAGCGCGACGCCCGGCAGTCTCTCATAGTCGCCACGGAGTCCGCACACCGTAAGGCAGCCCTCCAAACTTCTATGCTCAACTTCTTGGCCGGGGGCCGAGTATAGTGTGTAGTTGCATAACCGAGATGACAGCGAAGCTAAAAGAAAAATTCCCCGAAGCTGTAAATATTACTATGCCAGTAGAATTATTATCTGGACAAATATATATCGAAATCGAAAAACAGGTTATTCATAAGGGGAAAACCAAAAAAGAACCCATCTTCATGACCTTATCAAAGTGCCCATTCTGCGGGAAAGCGTATAGGAGTGAGGCGGATGGATGACTTCATGGTGGCAATCAAACCAGGTAACGCCCTACCTATCCCAGGCGCCCTAATACTTGTTTCTAGCGCACTTGGTGAAAGTACTGCGTTTAGTGTAAAGGTAAAAAAGATAACGAATTTACGGTGGAACAAGGCCGGGGCCATCGTAGTAGAGTTCCTAGGGGTGAAAATGAAATGAGCAATAAACGTTCCCCTGAAGCCTTAAAAAGAAGGCAAGAAAAGAAACTAGCTAAACTTGCAACGAAGATCGCCAGTGGTGCATTGCCGGTAGAAAAACCGCAAAAAAAAGTAAGGAGCGATAAAAATGGCGCACGATAAAAGCCCACGATCATACAGACTCAATACGGGGCCAGTACGTAAATCGGAAACTGACACCAAGATAGATGCTGTGGAGCCCTGCAAAACAGCCATACCAACGCCGGTAGATTGCCTGAAGTACGGAATACCCCTTGAAAAAGCAAAAATTATGAAGCTTAATGACCTGACTTTGGCTGATTACCTGTATTTGCGGAAAATGGGCGGACTTAATAAACAGAAAATTAGAGGGCTATATGGATTCGAAAACAGCGCTGCGTTCTACAATAAATTAAGGGATATTGGCGCATTTCCAGAGCCAGGGCAGACAGACGAAGATCTTGATGAATCTGAGTCGGCTGAGCCCGCGAAGTCTAAGGTTGTTGAAACTATAGCACCGCATATTGAAACAGAACTACCGAGAGTCATCGAAGCTGATAATGCAGAACTGGTTAAAGCTACCATTGATGAACCCGTCAGTACTCAATATAATCCGCAGAAGCCTCTCATCATAACGAAACACATTTGTCCGGTTTGCAATGAGGAATACGATGTTTTGGCAGATGCTGAAACGTGTTTAGACGCACATGCATGGATAGCTAGCATCAATAAAACTGACGGATTATGCGCGTTTAACTGCCCCGCGTTTGTGTATGTCAATATGAATGATGGCCGTATCATGAAGTACGTAGCGTATGGGTTTGAGGAGGACGAAGAATGCTCGCAATATTAAAACATGCTAAGAATTTTGTAGCTGTTCCTCATCAAGGTAAGCCAATGTTTGAAGGTATTCACTTTGATGGTCAGCGGGCCATGGTTACCAATACACATTTAATTGTTATAGCAAACAACTTCCCGTCAGAAAAGAAAACGATCCACTGGAAGACAAACACTGTGATCGAAGGCAACTGGCCTGACCTTACAAAAATTATCCCAGAAAAATGCGATACTAGCTTTGACTTCATTGATTTAAAAGAATGGATCAGAGTATCAAAAATTGCTATGGCGGTTGCATTTGATCAAGAACCTACTAACAGATGCCGCCTAGACATTAAGGGTGATTTTGCAACTCTGTCAGCTGTGGGTCTAGAATCCAAGTTTGAGGCCAACCTTACTATAGTAAAACCAAAAGGTAGCCTAAGCAGCATAGCATTCAACGCTAAATACCTTCACGACATCCTGGTATTCTTCAAAGACTCAGACGTGAACATAGTGACGATGGGATTCAATACAGCACTATCACCCATGAAGCTGACCACGGATAAAGAAGTACTAGCAGTGCTTACCCCAGTTAGGGCAGAAGTGTAAAAATATAAAAAGAGCAGAAAGGAGAAATTGAGTGCCAAAGATACAGTATGGCCCTGATATTAAGTTTAGCAAGTCAACCCTCAGTGTAATAGAAAAAGCAAACAGTATTATTGAAGATTATTCTCAACAAGGTTTTGATCTAACCTTACGGCAACTTTACTACCAATTCGTAGCAAGAGACTTAATAGCAAATAAGCAGTCGGAGTATAAACGATTAGGATCTATTCTAAACGATGCTCGATTGGCTGGTATGGTAGATTGGAGCGCTATTGTTGACCGCACGCGTTTCTTGCGAGGCTACTCGTTTTGGGACAATCCAGCCAGCGTTATAAGGTCAGCCGCCCACAGTTTTAAAGTGGATAAGTGGAAAAATCAGTCTTGCCGAGTGGAGACGTGGATAGAAAAGGACGCGCTTGTTGGTGTGGTGGAAAAGGCGTGCACTGGTATGGAGGTTCCATATTTCTCTTGTCGCGGATATGTTAGCCAATCAGAAATGTGGTCTGCTGCGCAAAGAATCTATGCTGCTTACGAGAATAATGGCCAAGCGACAGTTATAGTGCACCTAGGAGACCATGATCCTAGCGGAATTGACATGACAAGGGATATTGTCGATAGGCTCAAATTATTCATAGGGGCTAATAACGACTGGCCAGACGACGTAATAAGTATTGAGCGTATCGCTCTTAATATGGATCAAATTAGACAGTTCAATCCTCCTCCGAATCCCGCTAAACTGACAGACTCTCGATTTGAGGGGTACCGTAAAAATTATGGCGATAACAGTTGGGAACTTGATGCCCTTGATCCAAGAAATCTATCAGAACTTATCACTGGTACTATAGCCCAGTATGTTGACTATGAGAAGTGGGGCAAGGATAAGGATTATGAAACCGATACCAAGGATGTAATCGAGGTAATAGCGTCAAATTACGACAAGGCCAAAGAGTTATTTTATTAGTAGAAGGAGAATAACAACATGAAATTTGTAAGAGTAACAATGCCTGATCAATCCCAGTATGATGTTCCTATGCAGGTTCTTAAGGAAAAGCTTGCGGATAAGTATGCTACCAAGAAAGCAGAAGAAGCATATCCTGGTAGCAAGTATAAGCCTGACAACAGCTACTACATGAGTGTCTATGAAGAAGAGTACAAGGACCATATGTATTCCCTAGACTGCTCCCGCGAAAGCGAAGTACTCGAAGAAGCAAAATCCTTGTACTGGAAATCCGATGTTGAGCCTTACGCGGTCCGTGTCACGAAGGCCGAAAAGGTTGATCTTGTAAATGGCTGGACAACGGGTGACAAAGAGATTGTAGAAAAGTGAGTAATTACAGCTCTCAGTCACAAGCCGATAAACGCCAGCGCGGGGAAAATTTTCAAGAAGAGATCCGCAGGAGCTGGGCGCTTATTCCTAACTGCTGGAGAATGCGGATCACGGATGATTGTGGGAGTCGCCCTGCAGACGAAATCGTAATCCTGCCCCATGTTAATTTCCTTATTGAGATGAAGCGCAAAGCGGATGACAGACTAAATCTAGCCGACTTACGGACTAATCAAATAGGTGGTCTAATCGATTTCATAAAAGCTGGAAATAAAAACGTTGGAATGATTTTTGTATCCTTCTTAAGTGAAAGTGTGGATGCAACATACGCGATCAGTATCAGAACTTTTCTACAGCATTTAAAAAAGATGGACAGGCTGTACATGGATCGGCAGGAGATTAGCGAGTACCAGGAGGCTATACTATTGCCACGCATTATGGTGGACGCTGATCCTGCAAATAACTTAAGGGGGCTGGTAGATTGGTTCAAATAAATGATGTAATCACTATTATTAAACTGGTGCTTGATACTATTGGTAATGTTGCAATGATGATTGTAGCGGTAGTATTTCTAATATGGGCTTTACTCGGTGGCACGATTAGCGTACAACTTAACGGTTTAGCTGAGACAATGGGGTGGATCACAAAATGGTTCAAGTAGAGGAAGAAGTATTCCAACATACACTACATAAAGAGTTGTGGCAGTGGTTAGCGGATAACCCTGATAAGGAAAAAAATGAGTGGCCCAGATGGTCCAGTAATGGTGGGGATATAGGCTACGTTACTGCAAGGTGTTTTGCTTGTAACTATAATAGTGATTGTGTTGATTGTCCTTTAGTATGGCCCGATTACCCAGATAACGAAGGTGATATTTGTGGCAAGGATGGTAGTTTATTTGATCGTTGGCTATTTACTACAGGTAGTAGCGAAGGGGACAAACGTAGTAGATTAGCAGAACAAATCCGCGACCTCCCAGTGAAAGAAGGTGTTCTAACAGAGTGATACAAATTACAGTAGATAACAAAATCAGAATCAGGGGAGCGACAACCCCATTACGTGCCGCGATAACCGCCGCTCTAACAGTGGACAACCCCGAGTACAAAAAGCGAAAAGCCCGCCGGCAGCCAACGTGGGGGCTTGACGCAAAACTTAAACTTTACAGCTGTGATGGTACAGATCTGATTGTTCCGAGGGGTTTCTGGGAAAGTCTGATTGATATAGTGACAGAAGCGTCCTTTACAGACTTACAAACAGAAGGTAGTATTCATAATTTTGGATACTGGTCATCTAACTACGAACTATCGGATAGTCAATTTGAGGCTCACGTGGCTATACTGCCGAGAAATGGAATACTGATAGCCCCCGCAGGAAGTGGAAAGACGGTATTAGGTCTTAACTACATCTTTCAGCATAAAAGACCTGCCCTATGGATCACTCACACCAAAGACCTCCTAGAGCAAACTGCAAAAAGTGCCCTGAAATGTATGCCCGACATTGGCGAAGTTGGTAAGCTCGCAGAGGGTGTAGTCAACTGGGGAAGCGGTAAACTGATTGTAGCTACCGTGCAAACCCTTCAATCAAACCCTGCACTAATCGATCAACTAAACCAGTTCATAGGCACAGTTGTAGTCGATGAATGCCACCATTTACCTGCATCTAGTTTCTTAGAGGTTGTCGGTCAGCTAAAAGCGCGGTACATGCTCGGACTCACAGCAACCCCTGACCGTAAAGACGGACTAGAATGTTATATGTATGCTGGGATTGGCCCAAAACTCTACGAAATCGAAAGAGCGGGCCTATACGAATCAGGCAGACTAATCAAGCCAGAAATCAAGTTCATATACACGGCCTTTGATTACGAGCAGGCCTCAGTCAGAAACGCAATTAACAGCGTAGATGCTGGGGGCGAAGAGCTCGACTATAGGGAACTACTGAACAAACTAATTGCTGATGAAGATCGACTACAACTCATAGCCAGCACAGTAGCCCAGCAAGCGGGGTATCAAATAGTAATAGCTGATAGTATCCCATACTGCCATTACCTTCATGAAAAGATAGTTAATGCTTATATGAAGGTCAATCAGCTAGTACCACGGATAGCAGTAGTCCATGGCCCTTTGCAAAGATGCACGTGGATCGTGGCCCGCTCAGAGTCAGACGCTCTCCAGCAAATACAAGACGGAAAAGCGCTAGCAGCTAAGTATGATAAAAAGGCTAAACGCTGGAAAGTACAAGTCCCCCAATACACGGAAGATCAGTATAAGAGCTGGAACATCACAAACGCCGATCGAAAACAGATCATGGTAGACGCGGCAGATAGGAAGATTGATATCTTGATTGCCACGGGCCAATTGGTCCAGGAAGGCTTAGACTTACCACACCTCAATCATGGCCATCTTACAATGCCGAAGCGCGGAGATGCGAACGGTGGTAATAATGGCTCAGCTGTTGAGCAGGCCATCGGGCGGGTTATGCGCTCCGATCCACGGAATCCGAATAAGCAGGCTGTATGGTGGGACTACGTAGATCACAAAAATGGTGTATTAAAATCGCAGTACTATAGTAGGCGAAAAGTTTATGAACGACTGCAATTAAAATTACCTAGCAAACCCAAAAGGAAAGGAAGTGATATAGAGGATTTCCTAAATAAAATGCAGTGGTAAAAATTTTTTGACTAGTAATTAGACAATTTTTGTACAAATGAATTTAAGGAGGTGATTAAAATAGCTAAGCCCTTAGACATTACTGGGGAATCTTTCGAGCGGCTAACGGCCGTTAGAAGAGTAGGTACTACAAAACAGGGCCATGCACTGTGGTTATTCCACTGTGCATGTGGTGGGGAATGTACTTCTGTTTTGGGTAATGTTCGTAGCGGAAATACGACTAGCTGCGGGTGCTTAAGTAGTAGATTGTACAGAACCCACGGAATGAATGGGACACGGTTATTTGGTATTTATCGAAAAATGATTGATCGGTGCTATAACGCTAAGAATAAATACTTCCATCGTTACGGCGGCCGCGGGATTGCGGTTTGCAAAGAGTGGCTAAACGATCGTTCAATATTTTTTGAGTGGGCTAAAATGACCAGATATGCCAATAACTTATCTATTGATCGTAAAAATAACGATGAAGGATACTCGCCAGGCAATTGTCGGTGGGCGACACAACGGGAACAGGTAAACAATAGAAATAACACTATTTTTATTACAGTAAACAACCTAACAAAACCCCTAGCCGATTGGGCGCGAGCAGTGGGAATGAAGCCATCAGTTGTCAGGAGTAGACTAAAGCTTGGGCGTAGCCCAGAAGATGCGTTAAATCCAAATTTGTTTAATAAGGAGAATAACTTTGAAAGAAAAATTTAATGAGCTACTTTATTCAGTACCAAGGGATGGTATTACTAAACTTTTAGAATGGCTAGAAACTGGGGATATGTACGTAGCCCCTGCCAGTACAAAGCATCATGGAGCTGTAGAAGGTGGCCTAGTGGCCCACAGCCTAGAAGTCTATGAGAGTCTTCAAAAGATCAATGAGGCCTTTAATCTAGGGATTACAGAGGAAACTATGATTATCACGGCTCTATGTCATGACCTTTGTAAAGTGGGCTACTACAAGGTATCCAGTCGTAACATTAAAAATGAATACGGAAAATGGATACAAGTCCCTTACTATGATATAGATGATAAATTCCCTATTGGTCACGGGGAGCGCTCCGTTATTCAACTCCTGCAATTCATCAAACTAACTGAAGAAGAAATGCTGGCCATTAGATATCATATGGGCGGGTTTGATGACTCAGCGCGTGGTGGGTACTCCGGTAGTCAATCAATGAGCGCCGCGATGGGTAAATATCCACTGGTAGCCGCGCTACACTTAGCGGATATGGCCGCTACCAATTTCAGCAGTAAGTAGCCCTAAGTCTGCCCAATGATTAGACAAAAAATGTACAAAATAAAATAATGGGGGAATTATTAATATGAAAAAGACAGAAGTTGAAAATCAAGCGGTAGAAACTCAGGTATTAGCAGAAGGTGCGGTAGTTGTAGCAGCACCAAGTGCGGTGGCAGTGGTCAAAAAGAACTATATCACTGCAATGCTCGAGGCCACTAAAGCCAAATTCATGGAAGTAAATGAGGGCCTTGACCTTGATTTCGTAAGACTGGGCCAGTGGCTCAAGCTTAATAAGAAGGGACAGTTTGTACTTAGTGCCGATGAAGAAGAGTCTTTCGGTGATACCTTGGATGTAGTTGTTGCAAAAGGCGAAACTCGTTACATGCTCTGGGGCGCTAAGAAAAGCCCTGAAGACGGTGAACTCATTGTAGCTGAAAAAACTCTTGCCGAAGCTGAGACACTACTTACTGAATGGCTGGCAAATAACCCAGACCCAACTGCCGCATCCCGCTATGAGCTATCCGATATTAAAATCAGCTACCTAGCATATGTGGTAATGGTCTCCACAATCACTGCTGAGGATATGCCTGAAGTCTACCTCATGTCATTCCCTCAAACAGGCTCCTACAGCTTCGGGCAGTACGCCATGAGCGTGTTTAAAGGCGATAAGACAAGAGGAATCCCTAGAAACTCAGGTGTGAATACAGTCGTGACTCGCATCTCTAATAAAGAAGAAAAAGGGCGCAACGAATCATACCTTGCTTACACCTTTGAAGTTGTAGGGAAGTTCGTACCCGCAGATTACGGAATTAACGCATAAGCCCTAGGAGGATTCATGATGGCAGTAAAATCCGAACCAACTGAATACTGCTACGTTGATGCGAGACACGTAACCCAAAACAATGTACAGTCGCCCTGGTCTCGAATCAAGGTAGATGAAATAACTAAATATCAACAAGAATCTGCTGGGAATTACGCTGTTTTTGCGACTGTCCAAATGTATGCGGCTCCAACTAGAAAGAAGGGAGAGGCGTATATTGCGCCTCTCTTCTTTGATTTAGATAGCCCCGACGTTGCTATAAGCCAAACGGACGCCGTAAAGCTAATTGATTTTTTAACCAAGGAACTTGATGTTCAGCCTACCGATATGCGTATCTATTTCAGCGGTTCAAAAGGTTTCCATATTATCATTCATCAAAAAGCCGTAGGGATCTTGCCAGCTACCAATACCCATAAAGTAATGAAGCATCTCAGTGGTTACTTAATACATCGATTAGAACTTACCACAATGGATCTAGTTGTTTACACAGATGCCAGAATGTTAAGACTCCCTAACTCAGTTCATGAAAAAACAAAGCTATTTAAAACGGAATTATCAATTGAGGAAATTACTACTTTAACAGTTGAAGATATTAAGGAACTCGCATCGCGTCCACGGATTAACCCGGTATTTACACCAGAGGAACGATTTGAGTGCTTAGCGCTCCGTGGTAAAACATCCTATTTTTATAACAACAAGCTAAAAGAATACTTACAATCTTTAGCGTCCACGTCAGACAGGTATAAGGACGATACCTATATTTTTAAAAAAGGGCAGCACCCCGCGTGTGTAATCGATATCCTAGAGAACGGGTGGAAGAAAGACGGTGATCGAAACCCTGCGACGATACAGCTAGCTTCCTACTTTAAGGCAGCTGGTTACACGAAACTTGAAGCGTTAACAGCACTTGAACCATGGGTAACCAAATTCACGTCAGCGTCAAGCGGGTACCAGGTTGATCAGCGCATAGCAAATACCCGGGGCGCCACGGATGCCGTTTACAGTAGCTCGGAAAACTATCGCTTTGGTTGCGCATTCATTCGTAGTCTACACGGTGACCGTAAGCCGGGGCAAAAAGATTATGTGAGGGTAAAATGTGCAGGAGATTTATGCCCATGCCTGATGGAGCCTGAGGCTGATGAAGAAATAGCTACTTTGCATTTAGCCAGCACGGGTAGCGCGGATCTGACAGGTAAGCTGATTAAGACGCGGGTTATGATAGCCGGTAAAAAGCAAACTCCTTATATCATACCTAAAAGCGTAGAGTACCACTGCTGGGGCTGGAAGACTTGTAAAAAAACTCATTGCCCACTGTTTGACCTAGATACCCATACAGGCTACAAAAACCTTAAAAGCACGAATAGAGAACTTATCCAGATGACGTCATCTGATGACAGCACGATTGACAAAATACTCAAAGAGTTATCGGATATACCTGATTGTAAGCGTTTTAATATAGAGGTGGTAGAGACAATTAATGTCGATGAACTACTCGTTATCCCAATGGCAGATGCGGAAGATGATGATAAGGCTGGAAGATATGTACTTCGTAGAATATATAGCTGTGGGGAGCTGAATATCGATGAAAATAAGTATTATGAAATCTGTGGTTACGTTTATCCCCATCCAAGGAATCAAGAAGGAACCATTTTACTTAAGAGTGCTAAACCACTACAGGATGTGGTGGAAAGCTTCCAACTTACGAACGATGTTAAAGAGCAACTTAATATCTTTAGACCAGCGGGAGAAGATTATGGACCCGAAGCAATCGATACAAAACTCTCCCAGATATGCAGTGACCTCACGTACAACGTCACCCATATTGTTGAAAGAGATGATACCTTACTCGGAGTACTGCTTGTCCAGCATTCCGTGCTCAGATTGTCAGTCCCCTGGGACACGAACCCAATACGGGGATGGCTCGAGCTTATGGTGCTGGGAGATACGGGAACCGGGAAGTCAGCTCTAATCGAAAAAATGATGCGGTTCTCGGGACTTGGATCGCGGATCAATGCTGAAAGCACAAGTAGGACGGGCCTTACTTATAAGATGGAGCAGTCAGGTCCTGGTGGCGCGTGGTACATAGTATGGGGCGCGTGGCCGTTAGCCGACAAAGAACTAGTTTGGGTAGATGAGGCTACAGGGATAACAAAAGAGCAGTACGGTGAAATGACCCAGGCTAGAAGTGACGGAAAACTCGAAGTAAAAAGAGCTGTAACAGCCGAAACGCCTTGTAGGGTCCGCGCGATACTCTCCAGCAATGTAGCAAAAGGAAAACGTATCTCGGATTATACCCACGGAGCCGAGGCACTGAAGGACATTTTCAATAATGAGGATATTCGGCGTTTTGACTTTGGTATATTCATGAAAACGACTGATGTTGATGCGGAAAAGTACAACAAGATTTTAGGGACATATCCGAAGTCGATCACGGCAGACGCGCTGAAAAACAATATTCTTTTTAGCTGGAGCCGCACTCCGGATCAAGTAGTATTTCCGCTAGATACGATTGAAGAAATACTGAGGGTTTCTACAGCTTTATCAAAGATTTATGGTATGGCTGCTGAAGTTCCCTTGGTATCTCCCTCGGATCAGAGAAATAAGGTAGCCAGGCTTTCATCGGCTCTCGCAGCACTAACGCACTCAGTCGATGACTCAGGGGAAAAGATTGTTGTATATCCTGGTCATGTTCAGTACATCGAGGCTTATTTAAAGCTCATCTATAACGCCCCAGGGTGCGGCCTAAACTTCTTGTCACAAATGTCCGTGAAGGAAGAAGAGCTCACGCCGAAGTCCTATGAACGCCTATCGAAAAAGTTAAGAGAATTGCCCGTACTCAAAGAGGATGGCCTCTACAGGGAATTCGTAAACTTGTTCGCTAAGCAAAGATATTTAGGGGTTAAAGATGTTGAGGAGCTGCTGAATATTACAAAGGATCAAGCTAAATCAGTAACTACGTTTCTCGCTAGAAATAACATGGTAATTAAAACGTCAGGCGGACTACGGAAAACACCTCTATTTAACAGTTATGTGCAGATGTGCTTTGCGGAGGGAATGTTTGACGATAATCGAGATGATTGACGATAAAAGTTTTTGGTAGATGCAAACAAAGAACGGTTGCAATAGCTTTAAGACATACCGTTTAACATTGGAGGATAGACAACATTTAAGGAGCGTGACAAATTGTGAAAAATAAACTTTCTGACCTCAATAATCACCTTTTCGCTCAGCTCGAAAGACTTGGAGATGAAGAACTAGATGGTGAAAAACTTGCAGAAGAAATTGATAGAGCAAAAGCTGTGACCGGTGTTGCTCAGCAAATAATATCAACTGGAAGTTTAGTTCTAAAAGCACAAACGTTTATGCACGAATACGGCATTAATGTCAAAAGTGAAGGTAATAAGAAAATCCCTTTAGCATTGAGAGAAATGTTTATTGATGAGTAGCATAGTGAAGCATTCGTACTCTCCGGAGCAGATTGCATTTCTTAAAGAAAATGTATACGGTCATAGTCGAAAAGAAATTACCTCTATGTTTAATACTCATTTTGGGTTAGAGCTAGGCGATAATCAAATAACAGCTTTTATCAAAAACCATCATTTAAAAACTGGCTTAGATGGCAGGTTTCCCAAAGGTAGCACCCCTTTTAACAAAGGCAAGAAAGGGGTTGGAGGTTGGGAACCGACACAATTTAAGCAAGGAAATAGACCGTATAACTATAAACCTGTTGGCACTGAGCGCATTAACACAGAGGGATACGTAGATATAAAAATTGCTGATCCCAGGACATGGAAGCAAAAGCACATCATTATATGGGAGGAAGCCAACGGTCTAGTGCCGGCAGGTTTTGTGTTGATTTTTGCAGATAGTAATCGGTTAAATGTAACCCTAGAAAATTTATTGATGGTTTCTAGGAGTGAGTTAGCCATTATGAATAAGCGAGGGCTTATTACCAACAATTACGAGCTGACTAAAACAGGTATTGTTATTGCTGATATTCATCTAAAAATAAGTGAGAGAAAGCGTAATACAGGGAGCGATAAGAATGTGGCAAGTATCGGTAAATAGAGCAAGTAAACTTGTAAGAAAGGGATTCCGAATAGTAGGAACGGTCCATCTATTAAACGGCTATGAGGTTGCTTTTGTAAGCAAGAAGCGTATTGGAATTTAAAGGGAATAGTTATGCCTAAAAATTAGACAGAAGGTGTACAAAATGAAAGACTTCAATAATTTAGTCATCCAGGCTCAGCAAGGCGATCAGCGGGCAATGACGATCGTAATACGGTATATGCAAGGAGTTATAAACAAAAAGCTGTTCGCGACATGGAAGGAAGTCCCCGGCGGGCAGGAAATTGCTGACATGGCACAGATCGCGCTAATCGGTGTACTCAAGGGGATTAGCGCGTTTAACCCTACTGAAGGATCGCAAGCTGTTAATTGGTTATGGATGCACGTTAATAGCGTCATATCAGAAGAGGTACGTTATCTGACACGTGGTAAACGAGTCAATAACATTCAAAAATCTTATCTAGACGCGCCTGTCGCTATGACAAAAAATGATGGTGAACCTCTGACACTTGGTGTAATGCTTCCTAGTAAATTCGACACAGAACGGGACGCGGTGGCTAATGTTGATTGTGGGTATTTACAAAAAGCTATAAGAAGTAAGCTATCACACCTAGAGGGGCGGGTCTTTGAGCTACTACTACTCGGATACAAATTATCAGAGATAGTAACTATCACGGGATTTACTTATAAATCTGTGGAGGAAACGAAAAAACGTATAAAAAATAAGACTACAAAAATATTAGGAGGCAAAAAAGCATGTTAAGAGTTTATCTAGCCGGCGGCATGGAAGGATTATCGCGTGAACAGATGACCGCGTGGCGCACTACGGCTAAAGAAAAATTAAAAGCTGCAGGAGTTAAATCGCTCGATCCTACAGCTGTTTCTTTAGGGGGAAATCCGACTTCTGCCGTGATCGTGCAGTCTAACAAATTTGCCATACGCAATTCAATGGTAGTACTCGCGGAAGTCGAGGAGCGTAACCCAGTAAGCATTGGAACGATTGGTGAAATTGTATACGCTTTTCATGTGAATAAGCCTGTAATTATATTCGGTAAAGGTGCACGAAAGAATCACCCGTGGCTCGTAGCCCATGCCGCCGTGGTGAAAGAGACGTTAGATGAAGCTATTGAAGAATTGTTATGTGCTTTTGGGGTCTATTATGTGTGAAGAGGTGCTTTATGGGAATAGGTAGTTTGTTTAGCCCATCATCAAAAAGTCTAGCGAGGCAATCTGCGCGTAAAACGGTAGAGATTATAAAAAAGGTAGGCACGTTCGGCATTGAATGGCCCACGATGCCCGCGCAACGTGTTAAAGATTACAAGGTTATTACTACAGCTTCTGAACTGATTGCGTACCTTAAACGGTGCGAGGAAACCGGGTTATGCGGTTTTGACTATGAAACTACGGTTAGTGCTGAGTTTAGGAAAGTATGGGAAGCGAAGGAACAGGCGCATAGAGAAGAAGAAAATGAACTGATTCATAAGTATCAAGATCAAATACACGATTTAGAAGAGCCTGATTATAAGAAGCGTGAAGCAACTCTCAAGAAGCTGGAGAAGGAAAGGGATTCAGTCTTAAAGAGTTTTTATACTGGGTGGGATAAGTTGGTAGAGACTGATTTCCTAAATTCCCCCCTGGATCCATGGAAAGCAGAAATATGCACGGTGTCATTAAGCGCTGCGCCCCACGAAGCGCGGGTAGTGTTTATAGATAATCAAGGAACAAACCGTTTTAAGAGTGTCGGGGAGCTTAAAAGTGGCTACCTTGAGTACAACTCTATTGTACGAGGTGAAGTATTCAATGTCTTAAACGAACACCTTTTCCAAAATAAAAACATTATGAAAATAGCTGTAAACCTCTCATTTGAAACTAAGCAAACCGCGAAGCTGGGAATGTACATCATGGAGCCGGTAGCCGATCCGTTCCTTATGTGGGTACGTTGTACCCAAGTCGTGGCGCCTGAAAAGATTCTCGATCCGAAGTCTCCAGCATCCGGTAAGGGTTTAAAACCGATGACAAAAGAATATTTTGGAGTTGAAATGCAAGACTTCAAAGCGCTGTTGGAAAAGCATAAAGTACAATTTTTCTCAGAGATTTCCGCGGACCATCCCGATGCGCTTAACTACTCGGCAGAGGATTCGGATTACGCTGTACAACATTATCTTTATTGGAAAGAAATCGCGAAGCAGATCCCGCACTATGATAAGTGGCTGCATAGAATAGAGATGCCGTTTGCCCGTGTGATTGGTCTTATGGAGTACTGGGGCATGGCGTGGGACGATAACCTAGCTGAGCAAAAGAAGCAGGAAGCGGAAATAATGCGAGATACTGCGATTGCCGATATCGTGACACTTGGTAAAAATTTCGGACTAGAACTAGCGCCTGGAAAGACAGGAAAAACGGGTAGCGTTAAGTCGTTTCTGTTTGATACCTTAGGGGTTCCTGTGGCTAAGCGGTCAGAGAAGACAGACGGGCCTAGTCTAGATGAAGAAGCTTTGATCGATATGAAATTTATGATTGAGAATAAGCTAGAGGATTTAGATGAAGAAGAGTATTTGGCTATTGAACTGCCCAGCATTAACACGGATGGCGTAATTCTACAGCCTTCAACTAAAGAAGATTACATTGCGATACTCGATAATCTAGCTGAGTATCAAAAAACATTAGCAAAAAAAGAACGTAAAGCAATGGATATTATGATGCGTTCAGATCATCCCCACAAAGAAGATGCTCTCAAACTTCTAGCTTTGATTCAAAGCGTGCAAACATACTCGACACTGCTCTCCAGCCATATTGTCGGTCGGCAGAAATTTTTGAATGAGATGTCTGGGCGGATCCACGCGGGGTACAGTCAGTGGACCGAAACAGGGAGACTTAACAGCTTTAAACCTAATGGCCAAAATATCCCTCGTATGGACAACGATATATTCGGTATTCGTAACTTCTTTGTATCAAAGCCAGGTAAGATTCTAGGGTTTATAGATTTCTCGGGGTTCGAACTACGTTTAATGGCCTGGGCCTCCGGTGATGAAACGATGACCGAAGCTTTTAAAAATGGTGGCGACTTGCACAGAAAAACCGCGTCTACCATGACAGGTAAGCCAGAATCTGAAATAACAAAAACTGAGCGGACACATGCAAAGGCTGGAAATTTCGGTATATCTTACGGTGGCACGGAGCACGCACTACAGAAAACCTTTAAAACTGATTACGGAATCCGTAAGACGCTAGCTGAATGCGCGAAGGTAGTAAACGCTGTAAAAGGTACATATAAGCGTATACCTGAATTTCAACAAGCAATAGCTCTAAAAGCTCGACAGCAAGGTTATGTACAAACAATGTATGGGTACATAAGGATGTTACCCAATATAGGGAGCACAGACCGCCGCGCCAAGTCAGCCGATGAGCGGAAGGCGGCTAATACACCAATTCAAGGAACGGCAGCCGACGTTATGAAGCGGTGCCAGAATGAAGTTTATGAACTGCTAGGAAGTGGTAATTTAAAGGGAGTAGACATGATAGCTCAGATACATGATGAAATTGTATTTGAAATGGATGATAACCCCGAAACAGTCTCTACAGCTTTTACTTTGATTAAGGCCTTAATGGAAAAACCTCCGTTGCCTGACTTCCCATTACCTATCTTGGCTGACGCGTCAGTGGGTTATCGGTGGGGGGAAAAGATGTCATTAGAACAATGGATGACGATGAAATGCGTATAGGTATAGTTGATGCTGATCTACTGGATAAAGGGACGCGTTTTCCAAATCTCGTTTGCATGAAGTTATCAGCCTACCATAAACACTGCGGTCATAACGTCGATTTGCTATTAGACTATAATAATGTCAAGGACTATGACAAGGTTTATATAGTAAAAGTATTTAGTAAAACCTCCGTGCCTATCGACTTAGCTCAACCCAACATAGAGTACAACGGTACGGGATTCTTTTATGATAATGCAGTGCCATTACCTAGTCGCATAGAGCATACAATGCCTGATTACACCCTGTACGAAACATGGTTACAGAATAACGTAGTAAGTAAAAATACTCGTAGCTATTACGAAGATTATTCAATTGGTTATACCACTAGGGGATGCTTCAGGCATTGTAGTTGGTGCGTAAACCGTAACAGTGATGAAGTAATGGTAAATTCTCCGGTAAGCGAATTTCTTAATAAAAAAAGAAAACGTATATCGATGCTTGATGACAATGTTTTAGGCTATACAAGGTGGGAAAAAGTATTTGAAGATCTACAGTCAACAGGTAAATATTTTGTGTTTCGTCAAGGCCTTGATCTCCGGTGCTTAACAGAGCATAAAGCAGAGGTGCTGGCTGAAAGTAAATATTATAAAGACTATATATTTGCTTTTGATGATGAGAAGGATGAAACAGCTATAAGACAAAAGTTGAAATTATGGAGATCTTACAGCCATAAGGGTACTAAACTTTACACGTTGACAGCCTTTAAAAGTATCTGTGTTAATGACATTGACAACCTGTTTAAAAGGTTTTGGATTCTTGCTGAATACCAATGTGTTCCGTACGTGATGCGGTTTGAAGGCTGGGAGCGGTCAGAGCATCGTGGTATGTATATTACTATCGCTAGATGGGCTATTCAACAAAAATTTTACAAGAAGATGTCCTTTAGAGAGTTTTGTGAGGCGGATATTAAAGCACCATCAGCACTTGGTTACCTAAGGAAATTTGAAAAGAAGTACCCAGAAATAGCGAAGAAACATTTTGACAGAAGATACTCGGATTTTTCATGCCTATAAATTAGACAAAAATTGTACAAAAGGAGAATGGTTATGGATTTAGATGATGTTATAAAAGAATCAGAAGACGGCACTTTTTCAGGATATACGTATATCGGGCGTGAAACTCATAAGGCAATTAACGGCTTCCTGAAGGAGCTAAAACAATTAAGAGTATCCGCGATCCGCACAGCTACAGCCTTCCTATCTAATAGCGCTGAAAAGCAATGGAAACACGTTAAGTCTGAAAATAGAGAAGAACGGGATGCGTGGCTGAGCTACATTAATAATCCTACCGAAGAAAATAAAAAGGCCCTTGCCTTGGAGCTAGTTGATGGTAAAAGTGTCAGGCAAACCATGCTACGGTGCCTTGGATATTCTGAGGATGACATACTCACGCTGCACCAAGAAGTTTACGATAAGAACGCTATTCGCGGGTATTACAACCATGAGTAAACACCTACCGATAAGGTTGGACCACCAAAACGCACCTAAAATAAGGCTCGAGGAAATCTGCGAGGGTATATGCTTCGCGGTTTCCTCGGCTCGTAAGGATCAACGTACAGGCTTTATCGGAGTACCGTGTCCAGTGAGTGATTACACGGAAAAGTGGTATAGAAGAAGTATGAGGAAGTGGTTTAGAAATGGGTAGTGCTATACGTTTAATCTGCAGAGAATGTTTACGCAGTAGTTTGTACACAGGCTCTATATGTGAGCGAGATTGTTATGAATCTAATGGTAATCCTGAATTTTTACCTAAGCCCTTAGTAGAAGGCGTATCCCCTGATGAACCAATTGTTACAAATGAGCATGGTGGCAGTCAGTCTGATAGCCCGTATTGCTGGATAGACCTGTCACCTTTGGCGATGCTTGAGATCGCGAAGAGATCCGGTTACGGCAGAAAGAAATACGGACCGGGTAACTGGTGGAAAATCCCCTGGCAAGAGCATCTTGATCATGCTATCACTCATATTTATGCGTGGCTTGCTGGTGATACATCCGACAATCATCCAGCGGCTGCCGGGTGGCGTGTCATTGCCGCACTCGGTGTTTATCTAAAGGAAAAGCATGAAGTATAAAATCTTACTACTGATAATGATTGGAGGGATTTTATGTTATGGGAAAGCAGAGGTATCCGAAAGAGTTAACGGAGCTCGAGATGAGGGACAAGTGCAGGAAGTGCTACAAAACCCGCGAGAAAGCGAACAGGATCACGAAAGGTGGGTGGGGTGCCGAGCACCGCTACAGTCGTTACCATCAAGAGCAGGAAATAGAGGTAGTAGCATGTTCGGTGGAGACGAAGACCAAACCATTAAACTTCAAGGACAATGTTATGATAATAAGCCTTATAGTATCAGCGATCGGCTTAGGCATATTAGCGATGACACTTATCATAAAGAGGTTTTTTCCTTAACCGCCTATAGCCCTTATGAAGAGAGTACGGGAAAATACCCAGGACACCCAGACTACAAAAAGACTGCTACAGGCAATGTAGCAGTCGAGGGGTGGACAATTGCCGCGGACTTTGATGTATTGCCCCCTGGGAGCATAGTGCATATTTCGGGACTCGGCTTTCGCAGGGTGGAAGACTGCGGCGGGGCCGTCATTGGAAATAAGATTGATGTATATATGGAAGACATTGATGCTTGTATGGAGTTTGGGAGGCAGCCACGGGATGTAATAGTATTTAGGAAGGGTGACGGATCATGAATAAATACGTAGCTGGTACGGAGAAAGAACGTCTAATAAGGCTATTCTTATTTCACCGATTATTGATTTTATCAATTGATGAATACGCTGAGTTTAATACTAATAAGCGATTTGTGGGTAATTTGAAACGCAGTAAGTATTTCCTTAAAAGTGCGCTCGATCAACGACTTGAAAGCTTAGATACGGATGCTGAGATTAATTTTATAAAGTCGATCAATAAGGTTGGATTTGCGTTTTTGCCAAAAGCTGAAGCTAAACGTGAGTTAGAGGCTACTAAGAAGTTGGGAAGTGTTATCCCAATGGATCGGGATGACTTCCAAGACTGGGTTGAGTTTATGATCGAATCAGCGTGTAAGACTTGCAAGCGTGGTGATTTTACTGAGTGCCAAGGACGGAAGGTAATGGTTAAAAATGATATTACACCTTGGATGCCTGATGCTGTCGGGTGCTGTCAGTATAGTTATGTGGATGTAGTTAAATAACTCTTTCCATATCAAATCCATATTCGCGCTCTTTCTTTTTAGCGCGATATAGGTGGGGCTGATACTTTAGCTTGTTAACTGTAATAGCTAATTCTTCAAATTCCTTATCGGGCATCTTACAACCTGCTATGACAGCGTTAAGTAATCGCGGGTCGTAAGGTAGGAGTCCAACATAATTAAGGCACATTGCCCTATACTCAGCCTCATATTTCCACTCGTTAGACTTTGTAGTTAGTCCTTTATACAACTCTTCCGCTGTATTGGTAAAGAGGTTTACTTGTGGGAGGTTATCGGTATAGTCTACAGGTTTAGGCTGTAATACAGGATGACCTTCTGTATCTTTCAAGGGTATAAGAAATTTAAGATTAGAAGGTATAGCGAATTCCAAACAGATACCCGTATGCTTTTCAGCGTAGTGTGACCACATAAGTATATTCTCTGAGCTTGCGGAAGAAAAACAACAAACTCCTGATTTATGTAATGATGCTAATTGTTCAGCTACAGCTTGTTTCTTACCTTTTTCGGTGTTTATTCCCCTGATTTTAGTGAGTTCTTTAAATCTCGCTAATGCGGGTTTACCGACTAATCCTTCGTGAATTTTTATAACCTTAAGGCCTCTTTCTCGTACCTGTTTCGGTGTTGCGGTGGTGTCTAGAAAAGGAGCAATATCGAATGGGTCATTAAACGCTTTAGGGGAATTAAAGTAGAGCTGTGAATTTATTATATTATCTCGGCTATAGCATTTACCTAATAAATCACATTGTTTATCGTGTGGGCAATCACTATCAAAGGGGCGCCATGTAGTATATTTCCAAAGTTTCATTGTAATCCTCCAATAAGCGCAGTATTTGTAGGATACTTCGTTAACGAGGACGTGGTTACCTTTTTAAAATATGGTTTCTTACTAAAAACGTATACTTAAAATTAATAAAAGGCGGTAAAGTTTAGGAATTAATTATAGTGGTTCTGATAATGGCCTTTTAGCTATGGGTTGAGCGTAATTGGTATGTACGGAAAGAGAATGAGATCAGGAGGCACAATGATGTTAAATAAATATTTCCATGGCCCAATGTGGTACTGGTTCAGCTTATCCTATTCAAGCTACCTAGTTATACCCCGTTCACTGCTGTGTGGTATGCCTGAGGAATGGCAAGTGCGTATGGTGGCGCTCCTCGATGAAGTGGGCACGGTTTATGATACCAGTAAAATTAAAGATAACTATACGGTCAACCTCAGGGAAGGTAATAAGTTTATCAGTGATCCGTTACGAGATTACAGGCATCCAATAGAGTTGCCTTATTTAAAGAAGGAGGAATCGTGATGCAAACAAAACCTGTGTTAGTGCCGCGATCTACAGCGATTAGTTGTAGATCAGCGCAGTGGACTTTGTATAACCCAGAGGACGTAGCAAAAAGACTAGATAAGCCTGTAGCCACTGTAGATTTAGCTCTTGAAGAAACAGGCTTCAATAAAGCTGTAAGAATCCGAGAAGATGTGATTAGGTGGAAAACAAATCTATTGACCGAGCAAAAGCAGATAGCCAGAGATCAACAAGAATTAAGACATAAGCAATTAGCATTAAAAACCAGAGCAAATCAAGTCGAAGAAATGTTAATTAATGTCCGTAATATTTTAAGGATACCGAGAGAAAAACCTACGCATGAAAGCAGGACCCGATGAGTAAAGGGCCAAGTTTAGATGAAGTGGTAGACGGTTTTCGTGAGCAGGAAGGCAATAGCCGGCGGTGCAGACACGCTACACGGTTATCCAAGCGGGAACAGAAAATATTCACTTGGTTAAAAGAACTGCAGCGTAGGCGGAAGGGGGTAGAGTGATGGGTATAACAATTGTAATTATCGTGATGGCCATAATTATTGCAACATACCCAAAATGGAGTTATAGGCAATGGTGCTATAGGTGCGAGAAAGATATTATCCCATTTACAGGTAGACGAAAAGGGGCAGAGTGATGATGAAGGAAGCCATTATAGTCTCCAACAACATCAAGCACTGTATCGACTACTGCTACTTTAAACGATTAAACCGAAATGATTACTATCTTGTTGATGATATATACCGGTTACATGGTCTGTCCCCAAACATACCAGTAATCATCACCCACTGCTCAGCCCCACTTGATGATAGTATGGCGGCGATGCTGAAATATAGGTTTACTAACGTAACTCTAGAAAACTACTAAGGGGACGTAATAATTATGAAACATCTAATAGAAGGCATGAGATGCTACGACTGCAAGATGCTCCTGGTGGTATACGATAGCCGGACGATTGATTGCTACCAGCGGGGGAATGGAACCCACCCAAGAGCAAAGAAGTGCAATAAACACATGGCAGGCACGCAAGGGTGGGCAGGGAAACGTGGGGAGGAACAAGCATAATGGAATGCCCATACTGTGCACAACAATTAACCCATGACGATTGCTTTGGCCGGTTCGCGGCTCACCAGGACGGTAAGACGTGCGGTGATATTTATAAGTGTAATAACGAGGAATGTGAAGCCTACCAGCAGCCGTTCTATACTTACCGACATGACGGGGGAGAGCTGCATGAAGGGTATCCGTGTTAACACTAAAATAATAAGGAGGAATACTTGATGAAAGAATTTATTAAGGTAACATCTTATGAGGAGGGAGTCACGGCTTATGTAAGAGCTAGCAGTATTACAGCGTTGGTTACGAGAGGCAAAGGGACATATCTTACAGTATTAGGTGCGGAAGACGCTAATCATGTACAAGAAACGCCTGAAGAAGTGTTGCAACTAATTGAAGAAGCGAGTCAATCGGATATAGTTTCTAGTGTATTTAACACTGTAACACTTAGTCCTGAATACGTGAATACAGGCATTGATCATATCACTCAAGAAATGTTGCGGAAGATGAAGAATATCACTGTGTAAATAAAAACTACGTGCCTCGTTTTGCGGGGCACGTAGTACGAATCACTTATTTACCGAGGTTAGCCAAGGCGCTCCGTACTAGATACTGACTGATGGATATATCTAGACGAGTAGCTTCTGCTTTTATTAGATCAGATTGTTCGGATGTAGGGTATGCCTTGACCATGACCGTCGGTATTTCGTTGCGTGGACGGCCCGATCCAGGACGCGGTCCACCATGATTTAAACTAGGTATTATCAATTGTTTAGCGCTTGCTTGTGTCATATGTAGACTTCCTTTCTTATTAAAGATGTGTACCACAATTATTTACCTATGTTAGCCAAAGCGCAATTTACTAAGTACTGACTAACGGACAACGATAAGCGATCAGCTTCAGCTTTAATTAGGTAGGCGTGATCAGAGGTAGGGTAAGCTTTTATCACAACTTTTTTAACATCACTAGGCTTCCCACCAGCTCCAGGACGATAACCACCTCTAGTATTAAATGTAAGACCTTTACCGTGGCCCACATATTTAGCATTAGCAATGTGGTTACCAGAATTATCGCTCACAGAACCGAACATACCCATGAACAGCTCCACGGCATTTTTAACACATTTTTTAAGTTTTCGGTTGTCGGGTTTAGTTAGCCCAATCATAGTGTCTGCATTGAATTTTGCCATAAATAACCCCCAAAAACCCTGCTATCTATATAATGGTACCATGGGATCATAGAACCGTCAATGTGTATTTATTCTATATATTGGTAAACGTCTTGTTAGCTTTAACTGTTATTTGTGACTTACAGTGTCGTTGAGTATTTCAATTACTGAGGGAAAAGAGATGCCATGTTCTATGATCATATAGTACCGCGAAACTCGGAACACACGCCGCGTATGGGTTTGCAGGTGTTTTGGGGCCGTTAGAAAATATATATATTTGTTTTCAAATCGGACCCCTCTCTATAGTAACTATTACAGCAACAACAAAAGTAAAACAGTAAAAAGTTAAGCACCCTGAAACAAAGACAAATATATATATTTTATCTACAGTGATAAAAGGTATGAGGAACGAAAGGAGATGAGAAAAGAAAGAGAGAGAAGAGTATATTATATATACTATATATATTATATTTATATATTTATATTTATATTATTATATATAGTATATATGTAGTTATTTTATTTAACTTCGTAGTTACCATTTATTTACTTTTACCTAAAGGAGCGATTAAATGATTCAAGATACTTACTCTAAAAAGGCCGTAGAGTCGTGGCTGGAGAACTACCAGGCGTTAATTGCTGGCGACAGCTCAGCGGATGCTCCACCTTCCAATAGTGGCCCAAAAGCGTATGACGGTATAAACAACCGTATATTAATTCGGATCATGTTAGAAGATGCGCTTAGCAAGTTACCTGAACATCTTTACAATACTGTTTGTCATAGGTGGTTAATGCCTGTGGGCAGGGATAAAGCTCTTGATTTATTGAGCTGTAGTAAAGATGTGTATTATGCCCGGTGCAATAAAGCTGTAGATACATTACACAGTACTATTAATGGCTTATCTGAGAACTACGTTCATTTACTGCATAAAGTGACAGAAATACCACCAGAATGTTAAAATATTGATACAATGCATTACATATCAAAAAGAGGTCGGACATAACAGTCTTACCTCTTTTTGTATTTTAATTATAAGAGAGGTGGCGCATGACAACTTGTGATAATCATAGATGTGAGCATAATAGCGCTGGCATATGTGGGTTAAAGGATAGGTCTATTGTTGATTGCTCATGTGTTAGCCGACGGAAAAAGCCAAAAGAAGAAGACTACTCTAAACTTATGATGGCCGGGAGGCCGAATTGTCATAGTTCAGGTGGTAAGTATAAATCAGATAGAGTGTCGTTAGTGAAATAGAGGTGAGGATATGGCAGGTACACCTGGTAATAAAGAGATATATAATCGACTAGATAGCGTGATTACACCTGTTATACCTGGTGATATAAAAAATCATGACTTAACACCTATTGAGGACAATAGTATTATCCCCTTTGAAAAGCTGGAGGCTAGGCGTCAACGCTTTGTAGATGAATGGATGATTGATTTTAATAACACAAACGCGGCTATTAGAGCTGGTTATAGCCCTAGAAGTGCTAATGAGCAAGGCGCACACCTATTAGCCGACGTAAGTATTCGTGCGCATATAGACCGCCGCTTGGCTGAAGCTAGCCGTCGTACAGGTGTTAATGAGCATCGAATCGTCAGAGAGTTAGCCCGAATATCGTTTGCAAACCCCGCCAATGCTATAGATGAAGAGGGCCGCATACGTGATACTGCCAGTGAGGATGACAAAGCTGCCATCCAATCAATCAAAGTAAAGACTACAGTAGGTAAGAACGGCACTACTACAGAGCGCGAGGTGCGCTTTTATGATAAGAATAAGTCATTAGAGCTGCTTATGCGCCATGGCGGTATGCTCATCGAGCGTAAGCAGGTTGATGTGCACCAAACTATTGAGACCATGACCAGTGATGAACGTGAACGTAGGATTCAAGAGTTGTTGGCTAAGCGGAATACTATTGATATTGAATGTGAGTAGTGACTATTTTGTGCGTGTGGGGTGGATTTTCACTGGTTTTACAGTAACTAAAACAGTGGAAACCTATGAACGTGCGCAGTTACTGGGTTTGTGGCACTGTGTGAATGTTAACTAATATGTAAAAGTTAACATTCGATAGGTACAAGGGTTAAATACCTTATATAGTGCTGGTGTAGGGGGCTGGTAAAAAGTCTAAAAGTCGGAGCAAAAAATAAGGATTGTTAGTTTTCGGCCCGTCAACGCGCTGTCTACTATATGCGAAATTTTTAATACCAATAAACTTCACCATTCTGAATAATTATTCCCCAAAACCATTATTAAAAATTTATATATAAAATACCCTACATATGAGGGTTTTTCTACGGTTACACCTCTTGACTGAATGTTAACTTTTAGTTATAATAAGTACATAAGTTAACATTAAAAAAGAGGTGTACATATATGAATGAGAAAGGTTCATGCTCGACTGTCGAACCGATCAGAGATATTAAGCAACTTAACAAGATGAAGGCGTACTTACTAAAGAAAAATGAACGCGACTACTTAATGTTTGTACTTGGCATTAATTCCGGACTCCGGGTATCGGATCTATTAAGACTAACAGTTGAAGAGGTAGCCGGTGCGGATTTCATAATTATTAGAGAACAAAAAACTGGTAAGGTGAAACAGTTCTCGCTATCCGATGCTTGTAAGAAAGCTATCGCTACTTACTTAAAGAACAGCGGGGAAACTACTGGACCCCTGTTTAAGAGTCGCAGTGGTGATAAAGCGATTACTAAAATGCAGGCGTGGCGCGTTATAAATGAAGCTGCGGAATATGCCGGTGTAACTGAGAATGTAGGCACTCACACGATGCGGAAAACTTTTGGGTATCATGCGCTTCGGATGGGGATTAGCATAAATAACCTGCAGGATTGCTTTAATCACAGCTCGCAGGCAGTGACTAGAAGATACTTAGGCATTACGCAAGACGAATTAAACCGGGATGTATATTTAAAAATGAATTTATAGATTAGTAGACAGCGCGGCGTGGTGGGTTACACGCATGGCACAAATTCCGGATTAATCACTATCTGGTGGAAACGGTAAATAGCAGGTTCGAATCCTGCCGCTGATTTAATAATAAAATTAAAATAAGTATATAAAAGAGCACTCATTAGGTTGGGTGCTTTTTCTTATGCCTATTTTTTATAACAGAAAGGTAGGCGATAACTTGGCACTAACAAAAGAAGAAGACGATCTACTACTTGAATTACTAGATAAACAAGCTAAGCAAGCTGAGATTAACAAGATGTTTCTGCCGCAACCCGGGCCACAGACAGATTTCTTAAATAGTAAGGCTGATATCACAATATATGGCGGCGCAGCAGGGGGAGGAAAAAGTTTTGGAATACTGCTGTCATGTTTAGAAGATATTGATAACCCTAAATATGGGGCTGTAATCTTTCGCCGGACATCAATGCAGGTATTTGGTCAAGGTGGACTATGGGATGAGGCTGTTAACCTATATAGAGCCAAAGGCGGAGTGCCCGTACAAACACCAAGACCTACAATCAAGTTTCCAAATGGAAGCAAAGTGGCCTTCGGTCATTTACAACACGCTACAGATGTTCAGTCATGGGATGGATCACAGATTCCAGTGATTGCATTTGATGAACTTTGCCATTTTGAGCGTTCGCAGTTTATTTACCTTTTGAGCCGTAATCGTTCAAACAGTGGTTGTAGAAATAGAGTAATAGCTAGTTGTAATCCTGATGCAGATAGTTTTGTAGCAAATTTAATCGAATGGTATATAGACCAAGATACGGGATTTCCTATTCCGGAACATGCTGGCGTTATGCGCTACATGACAATCATTGAGGATGCGTTTCAATGGGGAGACACAAGGGAAGAACTTGCTGAAAGGTGTAATATTGAACCTAATCTTATTAAAACTTTCGTGTTTATACCCTCGCTTGTAACTGATAATAAAATACTCCTAAAAAACAATCCTACATATCTTGCTAGTCTTAATGCCTTAGGTACTGTTCAAAAAGGTAGATTGCTATATGGTAATTGGAAAATAAAAAATTGCGCTGGAATGTTTTTCAAAAGAGATCAAGTTCAATTGGTTAATAAAATACCGGGTAAAATTCGTAGGCTTTGCAGAGCGTGGGACTTAGCTGCGAGCATACCGACGCCAAACTGTTCTAGCCCGGATGCGACTGCTGGCGTTCTTATGGCTAAACTTGACGATGGTAAATATATTGTAATTGATGTTATCCATGGAAGATGGACTTCTAATGATGTGCGTAAAATTGTACTTCAAACGGCAAAACAAGATAAGGCTAGGTACGGCAGGGTAACAATACGAATTCCGCAGGACCCTGGTGGGGCCGGGAAGGATCAGGCTGAGGGTTATCGAAAGTTACTAGCCGGTTTTATTGTGAAAACAAAACGAGTTACTGGTGATAAAGAAACAAGATTTGAACCAGCAGCGAGTAGTTTTCAAGCTGGTGATATCTATATACTTACTGGATCTTGGAATGACGGTTATTTTATGGAACTAGAAGCGTTTAACGAAGGCAAGCATGATGATCGTGTTGATGCTACCAGCGATTCGTATTCTGAGATAGTAATCGGTCGCTCATGGGCAGGCGTTATCAGTTAAGACACAGATGGTGTCTATTTTTTATACGTAAAGTGAGGTGATTCAGTGTCTAGGAGAAGGAACAAACAACCAATGCCAACAGAACCACAAAAGCAAAAACGATCATACCGTTCAGATGGATTCGTCAATTCTGTTATTGGCCATTCTAATAAACAAAAGGATCCTATGGCGAATTTTTCTTTTATCGCAAATCCTAGAATGTCAGATAGCTTACTATTAGCTATGTTCAAGAAAGCGGCTCTTGCTAAGCGCATTGTGAGTCTCCCAGCGGATGAATCTACAAAACACTGGATCGAGATCAAAGCTGACAAAGAAAAGTTGATAGAGAATATGCTAGATGTTCTTGGCGCAGAAGAAATATTTGCTGATGCTGTTCGTTGGTCACGATTATACGGTGGTAGCGTTATTCTTATGCTGGTGAATGATGGCCAAGGCCTTGAAGACGAATTGGATGAAAAAAATATTCAATATGTGGAACAGCTGAGAGTATACGATAAGACACAGGTTTTCTTTTGGGACAATCTGCTGTTGTACGATGACCCTGCAAGCAGTAAGTATGGTGAACCTATGTATTACCAAATCAATCCTATTGGGGGCAATCCGTTTTATGTGCATGAAAGCCGGCTATTAAAGTTTGCTGGCGATCCGATCCCTGATATTGAGCGTGTAGCAAATCAAGGATGGGGCGATACGGCTTTAGGTGCCCTTTGGGACGAAATCCTAAATAACACCCACTGTCACAAACTAGCAATCTTAATCATGGAGCGTATGGGACAAGTAGTCCTCCAATTAGACGGTTTGCTTGAAGTTCTTGAGGAGGAAAATGGAGATGCCCAGGTAAAAGCTCGTCTAGATACAATCGATATGGCAAGAAGCATCCTAAACACAATTGCTATCGACGCTAAAGACGATTTTAAAATTCATAACTTGTCAGTCTCAGGAATCTCTGACCTAATAGATCGTTTTGGATTCGCCCTTTCTGCAGCTTGTAACATTCCTTTCGTCATACTCTTCGGACATAACCCTAAAGGTAGTGGATTAAGTCAGTCAGGTGGTACTGACCTTGAAAGTTGGTACAATTTTGTTGGTCAGATACAAAAGAGGCATATAAAAAAACCTCTTTACAGGCTAATTAAACTGCTGATGCTATCGAAAAACGGTCCATTCAAGGGCAAAGAGCTGGATAAGTGGTGTATTGACTTCAAACCTTTATGGAGCCCAAGCGAACTAGAGCAGGCTCAGGCCAATGATGCTGACGCTAGTTCAAACTTCAAAAATGCCCAGGCCAATACCTTAATGATCACAAACAAAGTCCTCAGTAGCGCTGAAGTACAACGCAAACTAGGCTATACGCCTGAGGAAATAGTAATTATTGATGGCGAAGTATCTAAGGAGTCAGAAAGTAAGTTGGCCGATACTATTGGCCACTCATTTAATGATGTACCCAACACTAATCCTGTTGATGTGGTGGTGAAATAGTGTGGATGAAGAATTACAGCAACTAAATTCCGGCTATAACAGCCAACTTCAACAGTTAAACACCAAAACAAAAGCCATAATAGCCTACTTCCTTCTATATGTCTCCAAAAACGTCCTACAAGGCGACTACGATCAAACTAAGTACAAGTTATTAACCGTAGCAACAACCACGCTTAAAACATCAATCGTGAAATTAATACAAGATAACATGCAGCTAGCACTAGAAACTTCTCAGCAAATCACTGATATTTACCTAAAATACTTCCAAAACGAGGTTGAAGCCGTTTTAAACTCGAAAAATACAGATAAAACGGCCAAAATGGCTAGTTTGGCAGGTATCATGGTAAAAATGAGCGATTCTGATAAGCAAAACGCAATTAACGCGATTGTTAATAAGAAGTGGCCTGATGGATTAGTGGTTATTGATCGTATTAACTTGCTGGGGAATAAGATCAAAAAATTTACCGAAAACACTATAATTCAGTCAAATATTATGGGGTTATCGCCTGAAGAAGTAGCCGCTACGCTGAAAAGCAGATTTATTGATGGTGGTATTGAACAAAGAGCGATGCTCAGACTATCAACTCATACCGTTAATATGGTAAAAGAAAAGGCTTTTGCTGATATTGCTACTAAATCTGATTCCATTATCGGTATTCATATTATGAGGTCGCCTACCGGATCGGTTAAGTGTATGATATGCGCAGAACATGCTGGTGAAGTTGGCGGTAATGGCGTAAAATACATGAAAGAAAATGGAGATATTGATATAATGGCAGAAATGCCACCATACCACAGTAGGTGTTTATGTTATGAAGTGCCGATTTTTGAAGATGCTGATACATTTATTAAAAATGCGGAAAAAGAGTTTGCAAGTGGAGAAAATAAGGAATATACTACAAATAAATGGGTAGATGCAAATGGTAAAATTAAATGGCCGGATAATGACGGATTTCAAGATAACCCGGTAAAAACAGTTCTTCAACCGGGGATGCTAATCGACAGGTACGGAGATGAAAAGGGAAGTTTTGTTTCTCCTAAAGGAACACCTTATAAAATGCGCTCATTATCACCTGGATCAGAAACTAAAGCGTATCATGTGTATGAAATACTAAAATCGATTGAAGTATTAAGTGGTGAAACTGCGGCATGGTTTGACAATCCGGGTGGCGGAACGCAACATAAGTTTAGTAAAAGGATTAAAGACCTTCTAAAAGAGGGGTATATAAGCGAGGTGAAATAAATGACAAAGCTAGAATTGCAGTCTGTATTAATTAAAAAGAATATAGACACAGCAGATTATTCTCTTAATGGCGGTCTTCCTAATGAAGCATTTTGCCTAAATAAAGTTGATGGAAAATGGGAAGTGTATTATAGTGAACGAGGGAATAAGACGGGATTAAAGATATTCGACACAGAGGATGGTGCTTGTCAATATTTCTATGATGAATTTACATGGGAAAACAACTAACCGCCAAGCGTAAATGCAAGGCGGTTTTGTTATGCCCGATTTTAAAGAAAGAGGAAGGTGGTCACTGTGAGCAATTGCAGTCAATGAGTCTCTAACTGGCGACTGTCTGACGATAGTCGCTTTTCTTATGCCTTATTTTGGTAAAAGGGGGTGAAAAAGAAAATTGACAGTACAAAGATTTGATAAAATAGAAATAAAAGCCATAAAAACCATTGAAGGTTATGTGGAAGATAGCCCGATCATAGGTCGAACAGGTTTGCTTAAATATATGCAAGCTGATGGATCGACTAGGTACGAATACCGCCCCGATTCGGAGGCCTTTTCAATTGAAAGTCTAGCCAGCATTCGCGGCAAGCCCGTAACAATCGGTCATCCTGGGTTAGTTCGAGCTGATAACATATCTGCCGTTAAGCCTATTGGTACAGTGCTTAGCGAAGGCAAGCAGGATGGTAATAATATCCGCGCTGACATTGTTATTTACAATCTTGATACAAAAGACAGGGAATTATCATGTGGCTATACGGTTGATCTTGACGAAACGCCGGGTGTATTTGATGGGATTGCTTATTCAGCTATTCAAAGGAATGTAAAATACAATCATCTAGCGATTGTTAAAAAAGGTCGTGCTGGAGAAGAAGCCCGTCTCAACATGGATTCTATGGACCAAATATACGAAGAAGAAAAGGAGCCTGAACAAATGGAAAAACTTAAACTGGATAATGGTATAGCTTACGATGCTTCACCTGAGGTAATCGTCGCATACAACCAACTCAAAGTTGATAATGCCGACCTAACAAAGAAAGTAACCGAAACAAAAACTGCCGCAGAAATTGCCGCTAAAAAAGCACAGGCCGAAATGGATGCCAAAGATGCGAAATGCGACACGCTCAAAGCGCAAGTGGATAAAAACGCTGGCGATCTTGAAAAAGTCAAGAAAGATGCTGCTGACTCAATCCAAGCTGCTGTAACCGCTAGAATTGAAATGCTGAAAGTTGCTGATAAATTCAAACTTGATAAGGCAGATGAGCTATCCGACAAGGATATCAAGCTGGCCGTAATTAAAACGGTTCGCGGTGATGGCATGGATTTAACCGGCAAGTCTGATGATTATATCCAAGCGTCCTTTGATATGTGCAAAGAAGATTCTGTGACGCGAGCTGATGCGATGGCGGAGCAACGCAAAAAAGCCAATGACAAGTTGAAACAAGATAAAGGCGAAGCGCAAACGTCAGATGAAGCCCGCCAAAAAATGATTGACCAAACTAAAAACGCTTACTTAGGAGGTAAAAAATAATGCAACTATCTTATAACATGAACATGGGTACTGCCATTGCTGGCACGATCTATGATAATTCCCCGCGAACTATTGATTCGCTTATTGCCGAGGGTACTATTGGGCTAGGCAATGGCGTTATTGCTGGTACTAACCCACAAACTCAGGCAATTGTTCCTACTGCTACGTTCACCGCTGGCTTTAAAGGGGTGGCACTATTGCAGGCTAAAGAACAGAATCTTGACGGTACTGTTACCTTTAAGGCTAAAGAAACCGTTCCTGTCCTGCGCAAAGGTCGCGCTAACGTGCCCTTTATCAGTGGGCAGGCAATCGTCGCTGAAACTGCCGCTTATCTAGTATTTAGCGGTGTAGATGCGGGTAAATGGACTAATGCTACTGGTGCTAGTACTACTGCTGTCGCTGTGACCGGTGCTAAGTTTATTAACTCAAATTCAAGTGCAACTGGTGGCGTAGTAGCTATCGAGTTAGCGTAAAGGGAGGATTAAATACATGCAAGAAAGATATGATGAAAACACCCTAAACTACATTATGTCCACAGGTCGCTATGATGCCAATGAAGGGCTATTCATGGCTAAAGAGTTGGAGAAGATCAAAACCAAGTCCTATGATGTTCTCTACCCGGAGTTTACAGCTACTAAAAACATTCCCGTTTCAACTGATGCTGGCCCTGGTGCCGAAACAATTACTTATTTCCAATATGATTCTGTAGGTGTTGCCAAAATTATTTCTAATTATGGCACCGATACACCGCGGATTGATTTGGTTGGTAAAAAGTTCACTTCTGACATTAAAGGCGTGGCTGATAGTTACGGCTATTCAATCCAAGATGTTAGAGCCGCACGAATGGCGGGTAAACCATTAGAACAACGCAAGGCCAATGCCGCTAGAAAGGCAATTGACCAGGAAATTAACCGTATTGCCTATTTTGGTGATGCCGCCAATGGGTTGAATGGTTTGTTTACCCATCCGAACGTTACGGCTTATGTCCTACCAACTGATGGCGTACTAAATGGTGCTGTTGCTGGTACTGCAGCTGCCACCAAGTTCGTGAATAAAACTCCTGACCAGGTACTACGTGATCTTAATGGCATGGTAGACGGTATTGTTTCGCTGACGAAGGGAGTTGAGACTCCTAATACTATGTTGATTACTCATAAAACAAATGGAGATTTGACATCCCGTCCACGTGCTACAACTTCTGATACAACGATCCTTGCTTTTTTTCTTGCTAATAACCCTTATATCAAAAATGTTGAAGTTGTTCCCGAAGCGCAAGGTGCTGGCACTGGTGGTACTGATTTAATTGTTATGTACAATAAAAACCCTGATAAATTGACCTTGGAGATTCCTCAAATGTTCGAGCAGTTCCCTCCACAACTAGAAGGGCTTGAAACTGTAGTTATCTGTCACGCGAGATGCGGTGGAGTTATCATTTATTACCCATTGTCCGTAATTAAAGCTGAAGGCTGCTAATTTCCGTTTTCAAGCGAGGGCGGCTTTGGATGCCCTCTTTCCCTATTTTTAAATTGAAAGGATGTCATTTATGAGTAAATATATTAATCAGTCCGAACGTGTTCACATTATTGGAGAAAAGTTTTCTATCCCTGGTGGTGAAGCAATTGAATTAACCGCAGATGAAGAGTCTAATCCAATGATCAAGCAGTATATTGCTGATGGCAAGTTGGTAAAAGTCCCTGAAGCTGTTGCTGAAGTTACTACTGACAATACCGACTCCAACGATGCAAATGCAAAAGGTAAAAAATAGATTCGAGGTGTTACCATGACGGAATCTGATGCACTGACGCAATTAAAACGTCAGTGCAAAGTTTTATCTAAAGTCATGACAGATGATGAACTAATCGGATTCTTGAATGACTACAAGGCAGGCGTTGATTACGATGTTAGGCGGAGCATCTACCATGCCCTCACTTCAGCAATTACTGTCATGGATCAAATAATGAAGCGTGGTGGCGTAGATAGCACTAAGGCTGACCTATTAGAGATTCGCAAGATGTTTAGGCCGAGGGGAGTTGTTTCTGTTGTCGTACGTGATATTTCCTGAGTCTAAACAGATGACGGTTCAAAAAATGGGGACTATTCAAAATGATATGGGCGAGATAATCCCTGATTGGATAGATGATTATATTATTAGTGGCGAAATATGGCCCCTACAAGGCAATTACAAGCGTAATGAAATGGGCGTTACAGAGAAAAGTACTCATAAACTTTTCACGACTGATGCTGTCAAGAGTAATACGCTGCTAATTGCTGATAGTGGGGTGTACTTGACTGGGTATGTGCAAGACTGGGGCACTCATCGAGAGGTTATTTTGGAGTTGGTGCTCTGATGGATATTGGACAAGGTAGTTTAATTGCCGGGATGAACGCTTTTAAAATGGCAATGGTAGCTGAAACGGTTATCGCTGTAGATAATACGGCTAAAAACATTGTCGCATACGCTAAGCTGACTCATGGCATGCAAGGTGGGGTTACTAGTGGCGCAGGTAAAAACGTCTTTCAGAATCAGACCTACGACCTTGAAACGAGTATTTATAGCGAAGCACCAAAGGTTAATGGTAATGTAATTGAGACTAATGTACGTGCCACTATGGATTATGCTGAAGCTATAGAGTTTGGTAGTTCGACCAATAGGCCCTACCCATTTGTAAAGCCTTCAGTAGAGGCGAATGCAAAGGTATTAACCCTTGAATTAAGACTGGCATCAGTAAGAGCAAGTAGGTGATAATATGAAATCAGTAAAAGTGGATATATTTACAGCATTAAAAGCGAGTACCACTCTACTGGCACTGGTCGGATCTGATACAAGTGGTATTAAGCAAATATTTTCAGCTTATCCGGCATCGACAGCAGTTTATCCGTGTGTAGGATTTTATCGTATAAGCGGACAGGCAGGAACGGTAGATGGTAAGATATCTAAAAATAAAGATGAACTATACTCTATTGATGTTTTTTCAAAGTCGATGACTACTGCTGAAGATATTGAAATGGCAATCGACGATGCTATGAATACCCTTGACTACGTAATCACTGCTGAACATGCATCAGATCTGTTCGAGGAAACAACAAAAATCCATCATAAGCCATTAAGATATAGATTCAAATAAAAATAGGAGTTGAGTATATGACGTTAGCAAAATCAAGTGGAGTCGTTGGTGTAAAGAACCTAAAAGTAACTCAGTTATTGACTGATGAAGAGGGCGCCGCTCCAACTTTTGATACTCCCAATAAAATCAGTATTTTGGGTATTAAATCCCTTAAAATGTCTAAAAAAACTAAGGAAGTTGAGTCCAGAGGAGATGAACGACTAAGAGACAAAGAAACGTCTTTTGATAGTCTTGATATTTCGTGGGAAAATGAAGAAATCCCAATGGATGCTATTGTAATGATTGCTGGTGAGGCCCCAATAGTTCATACAGTTGCTACTACTGGCGCAGAGGGCACTCCTGAAATGAATCAAATTATTGAGTCGTCTGACGCAGTAGGTAACTACTTTAAAATTGAATGCGATTCTAAGCGGGGCAGTAAAGGCAAAGGTGTTAAAAATGTTGGCGTAGAGATATTTAAAGTACAAGGCAGTTTAAGTTATGATTTTGTAGGTGAGGGGTTCGCAGTTTGCTCGTTTAAAGGAACGGCTTTTGCTTGTGAAGGTACGATTGCTGGAGTAGAGCACCCATACCGCAGACTTACTTTTGCTGATGGCGCGATCACATACGCATAATTGATAGGCAGGGGAGCACCTGCCTATTCTTTTTATAAGGAGGATAAAATGAAAATTACGGAGCTTTTTCCTGAACTACCGGCTGTAATGTTAAATAGCAAAGAATACGAACTGAAGTTTGCCACCAGAGCAATATTGCAGCTTGAAATAGAATACCCTGACCAAGCTATTGAAGGTGGGATAATAACATCACAGGAACGAATATTAAACGCCTTAAATAGCGGGTTTACTCGAATGAAAACCGCAGACCTAGTTAATTTGCTACACGCTGGGCTAGCCCATACAAAAGCCTTCAATAAAGAAACCTTAATCGATGCTATGCAGCCTTATGATTTCCCCCTTTATATTAATCACATTATAACCGCTTACCAATTATCTAAATCAACACCAGAACAGCTGGAGAAGATGGAAGTCATGGCGCAGGCGAATAAGTCAAAAAAAAAGATGGAGAAAGGGACTACGGTTCCGAATACGCCTACTACCGTATTGAATGTGGATTAAGTAAAGATGAATATCTGGACAGTACTGAGCGTGAGTTGATGGCCCTGTCGATTGGCAATAGTGAGATGAACGGCGCAAAGACTGAGTATGATGACATCACGGAATTCTTATAATAAAAACCGCCTTCAGCTTGAAAGCGGTTTTAGTGGTTATTGAGGGTACTTATCTTTTATTGATTGGTTTAATTCCTTTGTTTTGTCGGCTATTTTGGTGTATAAGCCAGAAATTACATTGCCCATTAAATATTTATTTCCGGGTTCCTGGTATTTAGCCATAACGTCTGGGTATTTTTCTATATAGCCTTTACAAATACTACCTGCCCCGAATAAGAAAATATCTGGACTTGATATTTTTAATCCCCAAAGAGAGGCTGTATCAGTGTATATAGTTAGTATGTTATCAAATTTTCCATTGAATTCTCCATCAGGATAATTTTCTGAGTACATTTTTGTTGCAACATATAGCCCTTGCTTAATGTCTTGGAAGTCGTGGTATGAAACCCCTGATTCTAGCTTAAAACGTGCTTCTGTAAATTTAGTAAGTAGTTGTTTTGTATCCTGCTCCGGTTGAGAAGACGCAAACACGGTATTGCAAACTAAGATCATTAACAAAAATGCTATTGACAGTATTTTGTTCATTAGGGCAACTCCTTATATTTTAATAGTTAATTTAGTACTACCACAGTTAGTCAAAATATTCCTGCTATTTTTAAAATATTTTCCGAATTGGAGGTGATCGAATGGCAGATGGAACAAGTGTGGGCGGGATAGTTGCCCCAGTACAGGCAGATATAACCGATTTTATGCGTAAATTTGACCAAGTGAATGAGAAAACTAATGTTGTGAGTAACAACATTATTAGTAGATTAGATATGATTAGTCGCGCCCTTCATGATGTTGGTGCTCAGGGGTTAGATCTGAAAATACCTACAGGCACTACGAATGAACTCTCTCGCACGTTACAGATGACGGATGGTATTAAACAATCCAAACAACAAATAGCGGCTATTGACCGTAATTTATTTGAGCAGCTACAAAAAAATAACGGCATGGAAAATACGAGAACTGGCGAGCTAAGAAGACAAAAATCGGAGATTGAAGGACAGCTTGGTGCGCTTAAAACTCAAAAAGAAGTTCACGATTCTGTTGGAAAATCAATATTTGCAAATAATGCGTTTTTACAACAGATGAAAGGTCACCTAACTTGGATGGCAACCGGTGGCGCTGTGATGGCATTGATTGGTGCGCCAGCTATAGCTATTAAAACAATTGCTGACGTTGAGCAACAAATGGCGGGTATGCTTCAAACATTACCTAGTTTGTATCTAAAGACCGCTGACGGGATACAGACACATACCGTCAATCAGGCAGCCTTAAATAGTGTCACTCAGCAGTTTATCGGCATTGCATCTCAATATGGATTTGAAGTTGATAAGGTTGTTGAAGCTGGTAAGCTTTGGAGCCGTGGATACAAAGATGTTGGCGATGTAATGAAACTCACAGGAGTTAGTACAAAACTGGCAATTGCCGATATGATGGATGTAACACTTGCTAATAGAGCGGTAGAAGCAACCGTGAGTGGGTATAAACGTCAAGGAGATGCGGTAGCGTTCTCTAACCATATTGTAGATTCGTTTACCAATGTTGCCCATAATGCTCAAAGTTCAGCTACTGACCTAGCTGAAAGCTTGCTAAGGTCTGCTTCAGCCGCTAATGTTGTTGGTATATCGTTCGATACAGTTACGGCACTGGCAAGCACTATGATTAAAAATACAGGGCAATCCGGGGCTATAGTAGGAAATAGTTTAAAAAATATTTTCTCAACTTTAGATAGCAAAAAAGGTCGTGCTGCTCTTGAAGATTTAGGAATCGGCATGTACAAGCTTGATACTGATGGAACAAAACATCTACGCAATATGGAAAATGTTATTGTCGATATTATGCTTGCTGTTTCAGGGACGAATAAAAGTTTACAAAAAGACTTTGAAGGACTAAGTTCTAAATTCCAATGGGGTAGAGCCGCCGCATTATTCGGTGATTATGCCGAGTTTATTAAAAACTATAATCTATCAATAAATTCTGCTGGCGTAGCTGATCAACAGGTACAGGCTCAACTTGATACTATTAACCGTAAGGTAGAGCAGATCAAGGCTAACATGACAGGTGCTTTGATGGGGCCTGCTAGTGCTGGTCTGGGTCAATATATAAAAGATTGGCTTGATGGCATTAATATGTTTGTCAAAGGATTACAACAAGTGCCAACAGAAGCTTTTGTTGTCATTGGCAAAATGACAGAAGTTGCGGTATCGATATTTGCGGTAAGCAAATTTATAGGGCTGTTATCGGCGGGGTTTGCCGGGCTATCAATATTCGCCGGCACTAGCGCAGTAGCATTAGAAGTTGAAGCTGTAGCGGCGACTGAAGCGGCGGTAGCTACGACCGCATTAGGTGGTGCAGTAACATTCGCTACTGGTGGGTTAAACTTAGTTTTAGCGGCTATTATCGCAGCTGGGATTGGCGCTACTATTTACGCTACTAATGTCGGTGAAGCAGTTAATGCAATTGATAAAGAACGTCAAGCAACTGCCGACTCCATTGCAACTAAAGAATCTCAGATTGCTATGAATGCTAAACAAACTGAATTTATTGGAACACTCGGTAATGCCTATGTTAATCTACAAGAAAAATTAGTAGGTGTTCAGGGCGATGAAGCTAAGACTGCTGAAATTAATAAAAATATTGGGGCCACTCATGAGGAATTAGCAAAAATAGTTGGCAAGACTACCGCTGACAGGGTACTCGCTTCCGATGATATCAAAGGCGCGATAACCCAAGAACAAAAAGTACACGCCCAAAAAGCAACTGAGATGCAATCGGTAATGGATGATTTAGTAGGCAAGCAAAGAGCGTTGACGAGCGCGGCCATCGATGAGTGTAATGAGCGGATTAAAGCAATAAACCATGAAGCAGATGCAACATATACTGCTGCGCAATCTATCAGCGCATCACTCGGCATGATATCAGGAGCCATGTACTCATACTATAAGGGTAAAGCTGAATCAGCTACTCAAAGCGCTAATACGTTAGAAGCAATTAATGCTGAAAGTGCAAATATGCCCTGGTACGCTAAAGTTGGTATGGCTCTGAATAATTCCGATTTAAACGATGCTGGTATGTCTACAAATACTGAAGAATTACGGCAACAAGCTAATCAAGCCAATGCTAACGCGGCGGCGATAGAGCAGAAAGCTAAAACAGTTGAAGAATCCAAAAAACTTACACTAATGACTGATCTTTATAAACGTGGTACTGGTGGTAATACCCGTACCGGTGGCGATGTGGTCTCCCCGGACTCACCTGGTAAAACAAAAGGTGCCGGAGGTAATAATGTTGACCCTACCCAAAGTATGGAAAATCGCCTACAGCGTGATGGAAATCAAGAGAAGAAAAATGATCTATTACTGCAGGCTAAAATATCGGCGGATAATTACGCTACAGCATTAGATGATGTTACTGTAAAAGAATCATTATTCGGCGTTACTACAGCAACTACTGCAGAACGTGCAAAAGTAAAAACCGATAGGGTAGTAGAATTAATAGGGGAGCAAAAAAAATACTCAGACCAGATGGATGATCTTCATGCCCAGGCTGATAAGGAAAGAGAATCGTTATCTGGAATAGAGGATCAGCTTGATTTAAATGGCGTAGCTTTTAAGAACTTGACTAAAGTGCAAAAACAAGAGATGCGGGAAGCTAGCACGGAATGGAAAATGCACGAATCAACCATAAAAGAACTCGGAAAAGAATGGGATAATCTTGCTGAGCATGCCTCTACAGCTGGGAAAACTTCTAAGAAAATAGCTAATGAAGCGAAGATTGAGGCTGTAAAAGCCCAGCAGGATGAGTATAACAAGCAGTTTCAAAATACTAACTATGATAAGGAATCAGGGATATTATCACTGGGCCGAAATTATAGTAAAGAGCAAGCAGATGTAATTGAATTGACGGCTGCTGTTAAAAATCTTTACTCTGCTAAAGAACAATTAATAGTTACAGAAAATCAATATGGCAAAGACTCTACTCAATATAAACAACAACTAATCACCGTTGGTCAGCTTACCAATCAAATTGATACCCTAAACGATAAAACCCTAATAGTCCGAACCAGTACAGCCTCTATGTTCGATGGCATGATGCGCGGGACTTCTATATTCCAAGACTTCTGGAAGAACGCCTGCCTTGATTTTGGTACTCAGATGCTTAACCAGATTTGGAATATCAACCAGGCTGGAAGTCAATCATCGATATTAGGGCAAATGTTTGGTGGAATTTTCGGTGGAAGTAAAACAAATGGGACAACCGCAAATATAACAGCTAAGGCATCGTCTGCATCTCAATATTTTCCATCAACAGCATTCCGAGAAAGTGGAGGACCAGTGACCGCAGGACAATCTTATATAGTAGGAGAGAAGCGTCCTGAACTATTTGTCCCTAATACTAATGGATCGATCATACCAGATTTAAGCACAGTTAGGACAGGCGGAAATAATAGTAGTAATGGCAGTAACTCAAATGGCGGCGGGGATACGTACCACACAACCTCAGTAGCTTTTAATCCAACATTTGTTAGTCCCGATCCTGCCGCCAACATGAAGCAGTTTAAGCAACAAATGCCGATGTTCAAAGCGGAAATCATAAAAGCAATGAAAAACGATCCATCCATGCGTAATGCTGTATCAAAGGCGGCGACATAATGGATACTTTTAATTTCTATCGTGATAGAGAACACGACTATGGTATCGAGTTTAAGACTGATGTTGATAGCGAATATTCGGCACATGAACAAAGAAACGATCTATGGAGAAACCCACGTAGAAGTTGGACACTTACATTTAGCAAAACACCAGCGCAATGGCCCTTAATTGAGGCTTTTTTTGTTGCCCAAAAAGGGAAGAAGAAATCTTTTTACTGGAAATATGATAAGACAGTAAACGGCAAACCTGCTGGTGGTGACGATGTTACCTACACGGTCAGGTTTGATACTGACAAGTTAGAGGTAAAAGTAAACGAACTTGGTTACAAATCTTTAACTATATCCATTATCGAGGTGGTGACGAGTGAGTGAGTAAGGATATATCAACCACACTAGAAACCGCGTCGCAAGAACAGGAGATCAGCACCAGAACACTTGTTACCATTTATCTTGATGAGGCAACACAACGATTTATCGCTAATGACAACCAAGATTTGCAGTACAACGGTAATACTTACTTAGCGGCATCTATTGAGATAGGAGATGTTGAGTCTACAACTGACGCTAAAGTAGAGCAGGTTGAATTAACGCTAACGAATAAATGGCTGGAATGGGCATCTTATTTTGCCACTGTCGGCAATAAAATGAATGGCAAACGATGCACTATCGAAGAAGTTTTTCTTGATTATCCGGATGAAGAAAGTATTTGGGTATTTAATGGCAAGTTAAGCGGACCGCATATGACTGTATCCGAATTAAAGGTTAATGTAGTCCGCAGCATGATCAATTTTGAGGCCGAAGGACCATTAATGGACTACGACCCCAATTGCCAATATCGAAAATTTAAGGATGAACGATGCCAATACGCAGGGACTGAGACGATATGCGACATGACACCGACAAGATGTTTTGAACTTGGTAATATTCTTAATTTTGGGGGCCATCCTTCTGTGGCGCGAGAAATGGTAACTAAATGACCATTGATGAGTTAAAAAAAGAAGTGCTGAGCGGGCATGTTTATCGGAAGATTAATGATGATGGATATGCCGAAGGGTGTTTATTGCCGTTATATTTGTTATTACCGGGCATGCCCCGTTACAAGTGGATTGACGATGATATGTTAAATGCCGTTATTGATGCATTAGATAGTCTTTTCAATAAAATATCAATAGATGAACTTAAGCCAGGAGATATCCTGGTTTTTCGTATGCCCTTCAAAAAGGCGCATATCGGTATTTATTGTGGAGATGGGGAAATGGTGCATTGCACTCAAAATACAAATCTTGAAATTTGCCAAACATCATTGTTTATCAGCCGTGCAGAGGAGGTGTTTAGATGACGGTACCAGCAGCTTGGGGATTAAAAGGCATTTGGCTAGCTTTAGCTAATGTAGTTGTTTCATATGGAGTAAGCACGCTAACAAATAAATTGTTTGGTCCCAAGGCAAAGTCGCAAGACTATCAAAATGGAACGACAGAATGTAACTCGAACAATGTAGTTCCTATGGTATATGGTCGCATGCGTTGCGGTGGTAACATCACATGGAACTCTGACGGCAATACTGAAAGCATCCACCGATTAGTTAGTTTTGGTGATGGGCAAATAAAAGGTATTTCAGGGGTATGCTTTTCTGACATGCTGGTTAATAACGGCCCTATCATGAATGTACAAAATACAAAATATAGCGATGCAACGGTACAAATTTATCAGACTAACTCCCCTACTGTTGACGATAAATTACTTATTTTACATGCAAACGGGGCAGCGAATAATATTATCTTAGCAGGTGCTGGCGACAACAACTCTAATGGACTACAAAATTATAACTGTTATGTTACTGATTTAATGTCATATATTAACAATCTTGGTAATGGGTGGATAGCAACATCTGTAACCGGCAGTAGCACATCAAATGGATGCCAGGACATTTGGGATATAAATTCTGTGAGTTGTTATAATTCCCCCATAGATTTTAATATTGATGGTATTGATGACTGTACATATACTGTTTATACGGGTAACGGAACGCAAGAAATAGATAGTCGTATTCCTGGTTATACGCAAGCCGATAAAGCTAAAATTGTGGGAGGCTTACGGCACGAAGCATATATTGCCCTAACTGCGAAATTAAGTAGCTCATTGGGTGGTAGTTTTAATGTTACGGCAATTGTTGAAGGACGATTAGTTAGAATTTACATGAATGCTACAGATTATATTGTGGCTTGGAGCGATAACCCTGCATGGTGTATCCTTGACTATATGTTAGCTTACAATGGGATATACATGCCAATTGTCGAGATAAATATCCAATCGTTTATTACAGCCGCCGCTTATTTTGACATTGTTGTAAATGGCTATAAAAGATTTACGTTAAATATGTCTATAGATAGTTCTAAAAGCCATCAGGCGTGGATTACTGAAATGTTGAAAACGTGCAGGTCGTGGCTAACGTACCAAAACGGTAAATACGGAATTTTGGTAGAAAAGGCTGAGTCCATAAGTCAAACATTTACGCTCGACCCTGACGAACAATGGGAAACGTGGTGGCCCGAACTTTCCGATGAAGTCGATATAGTAAAAATAAAATATGTCGATCCTGGCTACGAGTGGACACAAGTTGCAGCGCAGGCGCGACGCGATGTAATAGACCGATCCCCAGCACAAGAAAAAGTTATTGAAATTATAGGAATAACACGATTTGAGCAAGCCAGTGCGTTGTCTTGGTTTATGCTTAATCAAGAGGTTGATTGCCCTCAATACGCCACATGGCACGCGAATAGACGCGTTATTAACCGTACAATTGGCGATGTAATGCAAATTACAGATCCTTGCGGTATGACTAAAAAATGGCGCATTTTATCTATAAAAGGCACAACTAAAAAAGAACTTACACTGAGGGAGTATAATGAGTATTTGTACTCTGATACATTAGGTAGCGTTAAATCAATACCTGCTATTACTAAACTTGCTAATCCGTATATGCAACCCCCTAAAATAACTAATGTTGAATGCTGGACAAACGATGACGGTGAAATATTAATAGAGCACGATGCTAGTACGCTATTTAACTTTAAAGAATATCGCCACTATGTAGAGGAGGTGGAAAGCTAGTGATAAATATTCATACAAAAATGTTTTGCCAATGTGGTAAAAGATTTACTCATGTATACCCTGATAATACTGCCATTCCCAGAGTATTAACAATTACTGAAAAATGTCCATTTTGTGGAGCATTAAATATAGCCAAATATGAATTTGATGCTAATTTTAAATGCCTTGTTCCTGGCGAATTACACTATATTCGTGACCATTTTAGAATAAATAACGGGAATACATACGAGGAGTATTATCCCCGCCATTGCGTGTGTGGAGAAGAAGTTCTATTAAGACAGAGGAGGGTTATATAAATGGTTAATATTACGTTTACTTGCAATGGGCAGACTCTTACAGAAACAAATGCCTTGGATTTCAATACGGTACAAGCTGGTTTGTCCAGCGAGATAAAAGCAATCACAGTAACTAATACGGGCGATAGTGATGCTCTTAATTTCACAATAGAGCCAGTTGAAGCTACGATATCAAATGGTTTTGCTGCTGATATTCAAGTTGGAACAGTGCAAGAGACCGTGCAAGCAAGAAAGTTTGCAGCGGCAATGGACGGACCATGGTATCCGCTTGGAGTAGTGGGGGTTGGTAAGAATTTTTCGACTGGACTAGGTGGAACATTGGCAAACACGTCAGGAACGGATGTATTTTATACAACGTGGAACCCTCCAATTAATGGGACGAGCGGCCTTAAAGTACATGGGGATAGAGGGTCATGCGTATACGTCTAATAAAGGAGTTGCATGACTGATGGATTTTAATATTGGATTTACTAGCATTGGCGGCGATGAAGAAGCGCCCTATACAGAAAGTGAAAATAAAGAATCAACGTTTAACATAGGGATGACTGGCATTGGCGGCGATGATGTAGAATATCAGTCAACTTTTTATACTATTAAAGGCAAGGTAATGCGTAACTATGATGGTGGTTATACGGTGCAAGGAGTTATTCAATTAGCTAAAAGTGCAATATATAAAATAAAAGGTAGGCTGATTTCCCCTAACTTTAAAAACTATTACGCTGTGAAAAGCGCCATTTCTAAACCTATAAATATGATATATAAAGTGGTTGGAGCCGTAAGAGCTAATCACTCGTCAGGATACTCTATAAAGGGAGTATTGGCGATAGGAGCACAAACTGTATACAAGGTAATTGGAGAGTGCAAGGCTAATTATTCTGCTGGATATACAGTTAAGGGTGCGTTACAGCAATCGTTAAATAAACATTATCTTGTAAAAGGTATATTAGTGGCTAAGAGCACATCAATATACAAAGTAAAAGGAATATTATCAATACCTGTTAAATCTTCATATGCAGTTAAAGGGGTATTGGCCTATGGGAAAACGTCAATGTATATGGTGAAAGGTAAACTTCAGCAATCTACGAATACTTTTTATAGCGTTACTGGAGATATTGCTAATACATGGGGGCAGTTTTTTTATGCCGTGAAAAGCAAAATAAATATCGCAGCCTTTATATCATCAACACCAAAGAGGATACAAGAATTCGTTACAAATAAAATTTGGTATAAAGATGATGGCGATAACCGTACAAAGCGGGGGAATTAGATGGTAGAAAGAGTACAGGATATTATTAAAAATGGTCTTAAGAAGGGTAAGTATTACAAAGTATATGTTACTCAGGTCAATACTGCGGGAGTTGAAAGTCCCAAATCTGATGCGGTAATGATCAGAGTTGGCGATACTTTAGCCCCGCCAATCCCTTTGCTATCATTGAATAGTCTGCGTAAAAATAAAGGGTCTGTTGACGTTATGCTGACGTGGACACCTAGTATATGTGACGATCTATCTCATTATATACTGTATACTTGGCGGAGCTGGGCTGATTGGGATAATGATGGGGTAAGGCTAAAAGACAAAGCTGCGTCAGCATCTACTAACATCATAATACAAAATACAGTTACAAGTTATACCCTACAAGGGCAACGAAATCAAGAATATGTTTGGATTGGGATGCAGGCGGTTGATATATCAAATAACCATTCTGATATCTACGTTATACGTGTACTTGCCGAGGATACCAGTGTATTAGATCGCCCTGCTGACGCACCAACGGTCACCCCTGGCGTATGGCTAATACAAGTAGATATTGACTGCCCTCAAAGTACGCAAATAGAAAAAATAGCAATATACCGCGATAATCAGGCTACCACATTTGATGGAATATCATGTGTTGGCCTGATACTTTTTTACCCCGGAATGGTTGTAAGCTATATTGACAATTTGCGTGTGCTTGACGGGCTTACTCATTATTATACTTATGCGTGGATTGATTATAATGGCAATGTTTCGCCGCGTAGTCCTGCTAGTGCGACTGTTACGGCGAAGGCTATCGATACTACGGAAATTGATCTAGTGGCCTTTGAGGCGTTAAATAACGCGTGGTCTAGTGATTTTATTAGTAATGGTGGCGTTGTAGATATTGAAAAGTTAAAAACAGATTTAGCTACACAATCTGCTAAGATTGTCAGTTTAGCTAATCAGCTTTTAACCGTCCAAGATAATTATGATGCCATCTATAATAAATACAATTTGCTAGTCAATACATTAAGTATTATTAGTGCAAAAATAGATCAACAAGGAAATATACAGAGTGCCATGCAAACAGCGATACAACAAAACGCGACTGATATTAATTTGAGGGCAACTAAGATTGCACTTGATATGACTACTAATCAAATTACTGACGCTTACACTTCGCTGTTTAACATGAATGCCCAAAGTATTGCACTCGTTGTATCAAACTTAAATAATGATAAATTAGCTTATGCGACAATTGCAGAAAACTATGATGCGATACAACTTAAAGTAAATCAAAACGGGATTATATCCGCGATTAATTTATCCCCTGAAGACATTGATATATCAGGGAGCAGGCTACATATTTCAGCGGACACGCTGTTTGATGGCAATGTAAACATTAATGGCATACTTAATGCTAATGCAATATATCAGGCTGGATTTAAACTAAGGGAAGCAGTTATTAATAAGGGAACTATTGGTCCTGGAGGGACAATACCATTGCCTAATGGGTATACAGAAGATCAATGTTCGTGGAGTTTTCTGGGTAAGGTTTGGGATGTTGATGAAGCACAGTGTTCTTTGAGATGGCGAACACTTTACTCAAATGGAACACCTGCCTACTATTCGATAACGGGGGTGAAATAATGTACGCAGTTATCAAAGACGGCAAGGTAATCTGTATTTGCGACTACGAACCATCATCGCAAGATTTACGGAAACGAGGAGAAACATATGTATTTGCAAATTTTAAACTAGAAATAGGGCAGGAGGTTAATAATGACGTTACCAATATTTCACGACCATAGTCCGGCAGCTCCCTGGCATGTGACAGACGAACCAGCCCACATAATTGATAGCCTTGGGTATGTGCGATTGATTTATAAGCCTAAAAAAGACAGTCCATCTACTGTCGCGATTGCAGGCTTTACCGAAACAACTAATTCTAGCCCAGGTTTGACTGAGTTTTATATCGACTATCAAGATCAAACTCAATATCGCACAGCAACCCAACTAGTGAAATTTAATTTATCACAAGTCGGCAATAGCATTTCCGCCATCTATTTGGGGGTTGGTCAACGGCTATATGCTGACAACCTTAATGAGATTAAAAGTCATGTCGAAAACACAGGGATTCATTTGACTGCTGGCCAAGCCACGCAGATTGCAGGGGCCGTAGTAACTACAGATCCTAGATTATCTGACGCTAGAACCCCAGTAGGCCATAATCAAGACTGGAGTACTATCACAGGAAAGCCAACTACCATAGCAACCAGTGAAATAAGCGATGTTTATACTAAGGCTCAAGTGGACGCCTTGGATGCAGTAAATGATTGGGCAATTAGCACAGCATATACATTGAATCAACTAGTGGTAAGCGCAGGAATCCTCTACCGTTGTACCTCCGCCCATACCTCCACAGTAACCTTCGATGCTACTAAATTCACGGAATTAGGAGGAACTTCCAGTGGTGGAAGCAACCTACTAACTCTCTTACATACCAATAATGAAGCAACAACTTCTGAAATAACTTTTGATTATCTTTATGATGGTGTTATTATACCGGATTTTACCAGACATACAAATAAGTTGAAAATAGGCACAATTTCTAGTGGAAATGGACAAGTTCAAGTGCAAATTACTGACGGAACAAATACCGTTACGCAAAATATGACAGTGATAAACTCTGTAGGACGCAAGAAAGATTCTGTAAATATTGATTGTAGTACACTCGCAGATGTGAGTACAGGAAAGTATTGGAATGTAACAATTTACGCCAAGGCAGTAACAGGGGATTATACTCTAAGTAAATTCACACTACAAGGTATTCCAGTGGATTTTATGAGTGGACAAACAATGATTCAAACTAATCCAATGACTAGTGTATCAACTAACATTGCAACTATGTTAGATACTAGAAATTTTCCCATAAACTATGCAATTGATAATTCATGCCAGATTAGATTTTTAGCATGTGTCACTTTAGGCACTGGTGTAACCTCTGCTGAATTACGATGTAGGCTTACGACTTCCAATGGTTCTACTGTGTCAACTAACGAATGTCTTTTAAGTGTTAGCGCAAGTGGAATTGTGCAGGGATACATTGACTTTCCTAATATCGTTGCCCCTACGGTGAAGGTGGAAGTGCTTGGACGAGTCGTAGGTGGTACAGGGGTGGTTACGTTGGGACATTATGAGTGTTGGATGGAGGTATAAGGTATGGCATGGGATGTTAAATATGATGCTGATGTATTGCCAACCTTAGCTAATCCTCCTTGGGCTTTTGCTTACAGTTCTAGTATGGGTGCGCAAACAGTTAGTGGGGGCTTTTTAACCATGACTGGAGATGTTAACTGGCAACAATATAAAATGTCAAACTCTGTTTCCACTAAAGGTTTACATATCAATATTAGATTAAGAATATCTTCTGTTGGTAGTTATGGTCAAAATATTAGAGTTGGCATAAAAGGGTTTTCTACCATAGATACTCTTGTAAGTACGAACTTTGTTTCCGTTGCTGGCACTGGTTATACAAGTGACACTACTGGTTACTATGTTGATATGACTGTTTATAGAAATATTGAAATATTTATTACTTCAAATGGTTTAGCTACGTTTTATGTAGATAATGTTTTAATTAAAACTGTTCAACTTGGGACTTCTTCTCCTAGCACTGAAACATATTTATCCTTTTTGACTGTCCAAACTTCCTCTATCGTTGTTATTGATTACATGTATGTTAATTGGTCTAGTACAGTTGATAAGCCCTCTCCCCTCCCCACGACCTCCCTATTTCTTCCCACCTCAATAGAGAATAGCCTATGATGAATTTATTGCAAATAAATTGCAATAGAAAGGAAGTGATTAAATGGCATTAACAAGATATGATGATCAGAATCCCAATATAAGTTTAACAGGAACATGGTCTTTTGCTACAGATGGTGGGTACTTAAATACCTACCACTATAACAATGAGATAGGGGCGTCTGCTAGATTTAATTTTACGGGTAGTTCTTTACAATTATATGGTAGTGTGAATACCAATAGGTCTACGTCTATATCGGTGTTTGTTGATAATTTTTTAATTGGTACATTCAGCCAATATGCTGGCTCTGGGGTTCCCAGTATTGATTTTACAACAAACAGTCTTAGTAATACCGAACATTATTGTAGGGTCGTTAATAATACGACAGGTCTGTATGTGCTTGATGCTATCGACATAGACTCCACAGGAATACTAAAACCCTATAATACATTAACTGTAGGTCAAGTGTGGACAACACCACCAGCAGGAATGACTAGATATGATAATACTAATAGTAGTATAGCTTATATTGGCACAGGATGGTCGCCAGATACGAATTCTGGTTATTACAATAATACGCTTAATGCTACAAATGTCAATGGAGATAGCGTGAAGTTTAATCTCATTGGTACAAAATTTATGCTTATTGGGAGGATACATCCCCTTTATAGTGGTTCAATAAGTGTTTATGTTGATGGTATAAATAAATTAAATGCCAGTTTATACAATTCTACCCCAATAGATCAAGTATGCTATGGGAGCATAACAGGACTATCTATTAATGAACATTCTGTACAAATAATAAACAATACCACCTCATGGATGGGGATTGATGCTATAGATATTGATAGTGCAGGATTACTTAAACCATATAATGCTAATCCTCCTAAATATATTATACCTAACCCTTTAAAAACTTATCACTACTTACCATTCTCAATGGAGCGACTATAATGAAGAAATTTATTTGTAATAAATTTAGAAAGGAGGAACTAAATGGCATTTATTCGTGATCCAAACAATCTTATTCCTATAATGACTAGTGATGTTGATCCAAAAGGAAAAGTAATTTATAGCACACAATTTGCTGGTTATTATGGATGGAAAGCATTTTCTGGTCAACTATTAACCTGGGCAGATGCTTGGATTAATGGAGTAGACAATGGATGGATTGGTTATGATTTTGGTACTGCTAGATGTGTTAATCAGTATAGGATTTATTGCGAAACTGATAATCCGCTACGTGTTCCTGCTTATTGGACTTTTGATGGATGGAATGGCGTATCTTGGGTTGTCTTAGATGTTCAAAATAATGTTACTGGTTGGGTGGATTTTGTAGGAAAAACATTTAACATCAAAAATGTATCTTGGTATACAAAATATAGACTAAATATTTTATCACCAGAAGATGGATATGTAGCTGTGGGTAAATTGGAAATGATGGGGTTAACAAGTAGATCACAACCACTCAACCCTCAGATATACTATCAAACTCAAATGGAATCCTCATACCCAATGGGACAGTAAGTAAACCAAGGAACTCTGCAAATAGGCAGGGTTATTTTTATGCCAAAATATAAATAAAAAATAAGGAGTGATTTAACAATGGTTGAATCTTATATTACAAACATATTTAAAGACTTTGGACTTTCTGAGGAAACAGAATTTGCACCAGAGGTGTTTTTCCCTTTATATGCAAAGTATAACAAGTTGCAAGAACTGGCGAATGCACAGGCCAATCTAGCCAATCTAGAAAATCAACTTGTCTATCCAAAATCCAGAGTAGAACAATTGAACGCTAATATTTTAGTTGCTATAGGCGATACGAAATTAACTTTAGAAGCTGAATTGGCAAGTGTTAATGATCAAATTACATCTTTACAATCTCAGATTGCTACTCAGCAAGCTACTATAGATCTATTAAAAAATGAAATGGGGATGATCTAATATGGCAAATAGATTTAGTAATATTACAACTGTTATTTCTGCAACTGATTCCGTAATGGTCAATAGCACATATACATTATTTGCTCAAATAATTGCTACAGATCAGGCAATTTGCGGAGAGTTATATTTGCAATCTAAACTAACAACTGGTAGTGCCAGTCAAAAATACGATGTTTATGCAGTATGCAGTGAAGATGGGATTACCTTTGAGGATGCTAATGTAGCAAATAATAAGTTAATTGGCACAGTCAATTTCATTAATGATACAGGAACTTATCATATCTATAGAATTCCTTTAGATGGTCTAAGTGTTGTAAGTAAGTATATGAAAATTGCTTTACTTCCTGCTAGTGCCAGCGCAGGAACAATCTTGGCAGGTAGTTTGAAAATAGTTATTAGGAGTCCTAAGTAAATAACTGAGGTGATAACATGCCGCGAGAACCATGCCGCTAATGCGGTTATTTTAAATTCACGGAGCCAATTGTGGGCTCTATTTTTATTGGGGGTGGTGAGAGTTGGATCAACACTGCGAAAAACACGAATTTGCAATAGGCCAACAAGGTACACAGATTACCGACTTATACGGGAAACTTGGGCTACTGGCAACACTACCCGGCAAGGTTGATACGCAAACAGAGGTATTAAAGGAATTAGTAGTAGGCATGCAATCACTATCAGACCACAAGGCACAAATTGCGGTGTTGTGTGAAATAGTATCAGATTATAAACTTCATAAAACTGAATACCTGGAGTTTAAAAAGGATTATTCAGAATTTAAGATTAGAGCAAATCTAGTAGATCCTGATCAGGTAGATGATGACCATGACGTTGTAATTAAAATGGACGCTGAGTGGAAATTAGTAAAATACGTTATTCCAACTGTTTCAGCTGGAGCGGGTGCCGCATTAGGATTATTCCTCGACTACTTGAAGACAAAGATAGGTGGCTAACATGAAGATATTCAGAGATTTATTAATGACCCTTTATGACGACACAGAGGGGAAGCTAATTTCCCTTCCACGTGTCGTCTTTGCTTTATCCTGTTTGTGTGTAGTAATTGCGTGGGTAGCAGACCAGTTTCTTAATTATCACTACGCCAACATGACTCAACTTGTAGGATGGTCTACGGCTAATGCCGGGGCTTATGCAGTTAAGAAATATGTAGAGGGAGGTAAATAAATATGAGTTGGGGTTTTATTAAAATAATGCTTATCCACGTTAGTGGTATTGCAGGCCTATGCGGTGGCTGGTATGCGCTTAGCGTTGGACAATTGTATCTAGGATATGCGTTATTAGCAGTCGGAGCAATCCCGTTGCTGTTTTGCTTAAGTGCATATTGCCTGTTACGAAATTTTAAAATGTAGAGGAGATTAAATTATGATAATTTGTATTGATCCTGGTCACGGTGGATCAGATCCAGGTGCAGGAGGTAACGGATTGCGCGAATGCGATATTGCATTGATTGTAGCCTTAAAGGCTAAAGGGTATTTGCAAGCCGTTGGGCACAGTATCTTTATGACTAGGGAGACAGACAAGGACGTAGGGTATGCTTACGACTCAGTAGTTGAGGAATTACAGCCTAGATGTGATATCTCGAACAGAGCTGATTCTGATATTTTGGTGTCTATTCACTGCAATGCTTTTAACTCTGAGGCAAACGGCACTGAGACATTTTATTATGCGGGCAGTGACAACGGTCGCAAATTAGCGGAGTGCGTGCAAAGCCAGATTATTGGATTAGGCGGACTAACAGATCGCGGTGTTAAAAATACGTCGTTGTATATGACTAAGCATCCTAATGCTGTAGCGATTTTAGTCGAGCTGGCTTTTATTGATCAGGCAGACGATTCGGCAAAACTTGGTGATCCCGCATGGCAAGATGATTTTGCCCGGGCCATCGCAAGGGGGATAACAGATTATGTTTAATAGTTTAACAGCGAGGGGTAAAATTATCCTCTCGCTTATTTTAGTTGTTGTCGTATTGGTGGTATGTGGTGCTGGATATTATGCATGGCAGAAACACTCTGATACCGTAGATAAATTACAGCAGGCCACAGTGTTGAGTCAACAACAAGCCCAGGATGCAAATGTCCTACAGAATAAACTAGACCTGAGTAAGCAAAATGCTGAGATGTTGGCCAGCTTTATTAAACAAGCTCAAGCAGGCCAGGTGCAGCCAATAAATAATTTTACAGTCCAGGCGCCAGACGTCCAGCAAGCAGCAGAACAGGTAGCCAATCGTATTAATGCCAAAGATCCCACATTGCCTCCTGCAGCATTAGAAAAGACTGACAATACTATTGTGACACCTAATATAAATAAAACTCCTCAGGCTAATTATGATGTTGCTGTATTTAAAAATAATAATTATAGGAATTGGGAATGGTCTGCCGGCTATGGCCAGCATGGCGGTGATCGATATATTCCGGTAGAGCTACAGCGGAATTTTAGCAAGGATGCTGCTGTGAGTGCGGAGTATCATTATGGTGGCAATGAAAAAGGTTTTGAGGTTAAGTATACTCATAAGACTGATAAGTTATTTTTGCTATTTTGAAACGTCCATGGGATGCATACCGTAACGCCATAATGGTTATCAATAGCTTTATACGTGTGCATCACGTAAAAAATAAGTGCTATAATAAGAGTAGAGAGGGAAGTGTTTTAAAACGAGATGTACAATCATTAAGAATATACTAGTCCATATAAGTGGCGATGATATTAGCGCTGAAGAATTATCAATCTATCTTAGTGTGGCTCAGGTCAAGCAAAAACATAAGATTATTAAGGCTAATGTTGCTGTGGATGGTGAGTATGTAAGTATCCACTCCATATTCGATCCGGTACCCTTCGACCGCATACGCCGCATCACCGGCTACCTTGTAGGCAGTACTAATCGTTGGTGTGATAGTAAGCGGGCGGAGGAACACGATAGGGTTAAGCATGGGTAGGTGATTCCATGCAAATACAATAATGTAAAATAAATGAAGTTATCCACAAATATCCATCTTATAAACAGGTTTATCCACACGAAGGCCACTATCGAGCGTAATTGCTTGGTAGTGGCCTTTTTTAGTTACTTAAAGGATAATATTAATAACAGTCGAATACTTTCCATGATAAATAGTAGGAGGTATTTTTGTGGCTGAAGAAAAAATGCATAATCCAGAGGATTTTATTGATGTACCAGCTCCAACTCATGGTAAGGATGTCTATTATAGAGTATGTTATGGTACAGTGATCTGGCCTAATAAAGAGGAGCATAAGGCAATATTTACAGTAATGAGCTATCCAGATAGAATTAATTATCGTTCAGTTGCGCATATGATAACTACCCCGAGTAATGCTAATAGCCTATCAGAATTTGATCAAGTTTTAGCTGCCATGCAGAAATTAAGAGATAGATATTGTAAGTAATTGTTTAGCCGCCTTGCTCTTAATTGGGTGAGGCGGCTATTTTATTTGCCAACAACTACTACTTGCTTTTTGAGTACCTTAACTCTATAATGAGTAGAACATACGTTTGTAGAGGAAAAGGTGATATTATTGTGAGTCGTACAATTTTGCACGTTGACCTTAATAACTTTTACGCATCTGTAGAGTGTTTGTACCGACCGGAAATCCGCGATAAACCTGTTATTGTTTGTGGTGATATTGAGGCACGCCATGGTATAGTCCTCGCGAAAAATTATCCTGCAAAGGCTCTAGGAGTCAAAACAGGTGAAGCAATATGGCAAGCAAAACAAAAGTGTCCAGGACTAGTAGCGGTGCAGGCTGATTATAGCAAGTATCTGCGATTTTCTAAGTTAGCGCGAAAGATATATGCTGATTATAGTGAAAAAATTGAAGCATTTGGGATCGATGAAAATTGGATCGATATCTCTGGAACAGAAAAAATGTTCGGGACTGGACCGGAAATCGCAGATGTAATTCGAAAACGATTGCGTGATGAACTTGGATTAACTGGATCTGTTGGTGTGTCATGGAATAAAATATTTGCTAAGCTGGGCAGTGATATGAAAAAGCCAGATGCGACGACGATTATTATGGAAGATAATTTTAGAGATAAAGTGTGGCCACTACCAGTTGGCGATTTACTTTATGTCGGCCGTTCAACCAGGCAAAAACTCGAGAACAGAGCCATATATACAATTGGTGATCTTGCAACGCGCGATGTCAGTGATCTGAAGCGAATGCTTGGAGTTTGGGGAGAAACATTATGGTACTTCGCCAACGGCCTTGACTCGGCTGCGGTACGGAAATCCGGTGAAGAAAGTATTGTTAAATCAGTTGGGAATAGTACCACTACCCCTAGAGACCTAATAAATAATGAGGATGTAAAACTAATTATCTATGTACTTGCTGAGAGTGTGGCGGCTAGGTTACGCAAACATGGTCTCAAGTGCAAGACTGTATCGATCAGTGTAAGAGGCAATGATCTTATATCTTTTGAGAGACAAGGTAAGGCCTCTGGTCCAACATTTTTATCGGGTGATATTGCAAAAAAGGCGATGGAACTTTTCATTGAAAATTATCGCTGGAATAATCCTATTCGTAGTCTTGGTGTTCGGGGGAGCGATTTAGTGACGGCTGATGGG